GGGCTGTGCTCGGAAACGAGACGGCCCCGAAGGACCAGGGGGATACAAAAAGGGAACCAGCCGAGTAAGCAGTACCGACCAGGGAACCTAAAGGCCAGACCGCTAAGACTCAGCCCCCCAGGCTGCCGAGTGCGAAGGAAGGATCAAAGGGCAGCGTGCTGTCCTTTGACGGTGTATCCAGGCGACCGATAACTGCCTGGTCTTTTGGAGAAGGTTATGCAGTACAAAAAAGCTGACATTCGCCCTGGCCTGTTGGTGGTGCGCGGTGAGCACCCTGATGCCCAGGTGTACACGGTGCAGGGCGTGCCGCGAGGCAACGCCATCTACCTGGTGTGGTTCGAGGGCACACGCAAGTGTGGCCAGTGGGCCGATTACAGCGGCAGTTACAAGCCGACGCTGGAACAGATCGAATACTCGATCAACGCCAACGGTCGGTTGGCCAACATCATGGACGTCGCGGAAGTGACCTGCGAAGTAGCGTGATGGTCGGGGCTTCGGCCCCTTCCAATGCCCGGCGTGCTCGGCATTGGCGGTGTATCCAGGCGACCGACAACGGCCTGGTTTTTTGGAGAAAAGCATGCAAGTTGAAAACATCCTTGGTCGCGTCGTCGACCGTATGGCCCAGGTCAAAGCTCAGATTGCCGACCTGAAGAAAGAGGAAGCCGCTTTGCGGTTAGAGCTGGTCGAGTCCGGCGAGTCGGTGGTCGACGGCCTGTTCTACCGAGCCGCCATCAGCCAGCCTGACGGCAAGGTCAGCATCGACTGGCAATCGATTGCGATGCACTTCAAGCCATCGCGCCAGTTGATCAAAGCCCACAGCAGCCAGGGTGATTCCTACGCTGTGGTTCGCATCTCTGCAAGGAAGTCAGCATGAAAATCATCGTCAACATCCGCGAGGTTTACGGGGTGCCTAAAGCCTACCCCGTGTGCGAACAAGCCAAGCTGTTTGCTCGCATCGCAGGCACTGCGACTCTTACCAGCCAGGTCTTGGCTCTGATCGCCAAGCTGGGCTACGAAGTCGAACTGGTCAATAAACTTAACCTGGAGTCAGTAGCATGAACGCTTATCTGGTAAAGGCCAGCAAATACTACGGGCGGCCCACGCCCGGTTGGGTAGCCGTTTGCCATGGGCAGCCTTGGCACTTCTTTGGCCGCATGGGTAAAAAAGACGCTCAAGCTGCTGTAAATCAAACAAACCGGGCGTGAGCCCCCGGGGCTTCGGCCCCTTCCAATGCCCGGCGTGCTCGGCATTGGCGGTGTATCCAGGCGACCGATAACAGCTTGGTTTTTTGCAAAGGAATAAATCATGTCTCACGAACTCACAACCCACGCTGACGGCCGCGTCGAATTTGCTTACCTGGCAAGCGACGGTACTCCCTGGCACGGCCTTGGCCAGGCCCTGGAAGACGGCACCGACCTGGACGCCTGGCGCGCCGCTGCCGGGATGGATTGGAAGATCAAGCGCGGGGTCGTGCGCTACAACACCAGCGTCTACGGCGACCAGATCGATCTGCCCAGCCAGCACGTTCTGTTCCGCTCGGATACGAAGAAGCCCCTGGGCGTCGTGTCCAACAAGTACCAGGTCGTGCAGCCCGGCCAAGTGATCGAGTTTTTCCGCGACATCGCCCGGGCCGGTGGCCTGGAGCTGTCAGCAGCAGGCACGATCTACGACGGCAAACGCTTCTGGGCAACTGCCAAGATCGGCGAAGCCGCTCCCGTGTCGGTGCGCGACACCATCGGCGGCTACATCCTGATCAGCTCCAGTGCTGACGGGTCGCTGGCCACTGAAGTGCGCCGCACCACTGTCCGCACCGTGTGCAAAAACACCTTGCAGATGGCCATGGCCGACGCGCCAGCTTCGGTCAAAGTGTCGCACCGCTCGGTGTTCGACCCGGTTTCGGTGAAAGAGTTCATGGGACTCAACACCGCTGCCTGGGACGCGTTCCGCGCCACGGTCACCCGCTTGGCCAACATCGAGATGCACGAAGAGCAGGCCGCTGACGTTGCAGTCCAGGTGTTTGGTGGTGGTGAGAAAGTGCGCGAGACCGCCGGGTTCAAGAAAGTCATGTCGTTGTTCAACGGCGACGGCATGGGCGCAATGATGGACGGTGTTTTTGGCACACGTTGGGGCTTTCTCAACGCGGTGACCGAATACGCTGACCACCACGTCCGCGCTCACAACGACCAGAACCGGTTCGTTGCTGCACAGTGGGGCACCGGCGCTGCTCTCAAGGCTCGCACCCTTGAGTTGTTGGCCGCGTAAGCGGTGGGGCTTCGGCCCCTAAGCCTGGCGTGCCAGGTTTAGGCGGTGTATCCAGGCGACCGATAACTGCTTGGTTTTTTGGAGATAAACATGCTTACCTTGAACGACATCAACAACATCGAATCGGATGACGAAGTGTCCGAGATTGACTACTTCCGCAGCATCCAGGTTGCGATCAACAGCGGCAGCGCCTGGGCTTTCCAGGGCAGCTACGGCCGCACCCTGATGTCCGCCATCGAAGGCGGCTACTGCATGCTCGGCAAGAGCCCGGCGCGTGACTACTACGGCAACCGCATCCCATCACGCGACGAAGTCAAAAGCGGCACCAAAGGCAGCCGCAAATATGTCGTCGACGCCGTTGGCGAAGAGTGGGCCAGCTACATGGAGGCGGTATGAAAAAAGCTATCTGGCCGTTCCCCCGCACGCTACCAAACAAGTGCTTGCCGCCCGTAATCAAAGAGTACCGACCACGACCATCAACCCCAGTCGGTCCGCCCGCACCGTTTTAACTATGGCTGCATTCATCTTTCGCGTCGCGTACATGTACGCGGTCATCTATCTTTTTTGGAGGCTTTTATGATCAACATGCTGGTCACTTTACCCAGCGGCAACCGCGCCGTGTATTCGGTGCAACCGCAACATTTGCCCCGCGAAGACATACCGGGGTCTCACGAATGGCCCGCCATGTGGGGCCGACAAGTCGCGCATGAGTTGGACGGGGTTTGGTATAGGCCCGACGGATGGACGGAAATCAACGACCCCAGGTTAGTTGAGCTGTTTGAAAAATGCCCAAAGGTGACGCCGTGAAAGTCCGCACATTCGTTGGCGCGCAGGCAGCCTATGCATGCATCACTACCGACAACGTGTCGCTCGACGTCCGCCTCTACCCTGGCAAGTCCGCTGCTGAATCACTGCGCGAGTGGGCGACAGATCAGCAGGTGACTGCTTCGCGTTTAACCAGGCAAGCCGCACTCGCACGCGAGGCCGCTTCCATTTTGGAGAATCAAAAATGACAATCGACGAATTCCTCGCCCTGTTCCCATCAGCAAACACACGCCGCGCAATCGAGATCGCCGCCCAGGACGCGGCCTACCTGGTTGCGTACACCAAAGAAAACGGCAGCCTGGCCTGCTCGGCCTACACCGAAAAGCCTGATGAGATGCCGGACAACGTCGTCGCCATCTGGTCCAAGATTCCAAAATCCCGGACCATGCAGGCACTCGATCTGGTATCCGATGAAGGGCTGACCGTCTACGCTGCATCCAAGCAGGTGGGCGTCAATCAATCAGCCGTTCACCGGGCTCTGAAGAGACGCGATGGCAAAGACATCTGCCCTTCGTGCGGCCAGGTTATGCGAGCTTTCGCATGATGTTCCCGGCTACTTCGCGCTCCAGTGCCGCGATCTCCTCGACCAGGGCTTGCTCAGCCTCGCCCTGAATCATCAGTCGACCCTCACCCCGGCACTCGGTGCATTGCTTACCGTTCAGGACCGGGGTGTCTTCAATCACGCCGTATCCGCGCCCGAAGCAGACTTTGCACACGTCGTCTGCCAGGTGATGGAGAACGCGCATCACAAGCAGGGCAGGACGCCCTCGCGCCACCAGGCCATCGGCCACCTTCCACAGCTCACGCTCATCACCCGCATAACGCCATCGCCAGATCGACAGCCCCAGGGGGTTGGTCTGACCGGCCATGCCGCATGCCCTGACCACGTCGATGTCGCCCAGGTCGTTGACCAAAGACTCGCCCAGGTTGCTGGACGTTTGCGCGCTCACGATTCGTTCTTTCATCTGTTCCTCACTGCGTCGATCAAAGCCTGTTGCATGTCGCCCTTGGCCTGCAAGACCTGGACGATACGTTCGTCGATTGTGCCCACGGCCACGATGTGGTGGACCACCACGCTGTTGACCTGGCCCGGCCGGTGCAGACGCGCATTGGCCTGCTCGTACAAGTCCAGGCTGTAAGGCAGCCCAAACCACACAGCCACGTTGCCGCCCACCTGTAGCCCGTCCACGCCGTGGCCACCACTGGCCGGGTGCATGACCAGCAACTTGATGTTCCCGGCTTGCCAATGGCGCAGGCTGGGCTCGCCATCGAATTTCCAAGCCTGCGGAAACCTGGCCCTGATCCGGTCGTAGTCGTGGACGTATGCGGTGAAGCAAAGGACCGGCTCGCCTTGTTCCAGGATTTCCTCCAACGCATCCAGCTTCGCGTCGTGTATGTGGTGAACCAAACCCAGGTTGTCGTAAACCGCGCCGTTGGCCATTTGGCCCAGCTTGCCAGCCAAGACGGCCACGTTGGCCGCCGTCACCGATCCGCTGACCATGGTCGCCTCCATCTGGTCGTAACGCTTGCGGTCAAACGTGACCGGTATCACGTTGTCAATCCGGTCAGGCAAAGTGACCCCGCTGTCGATGCTGACCATCACGTCCTGGACCGCTCTTTGAATTTCATCCCTTGCGCCAGACTTCAGCCGCCAGGTGTAGATCGTCTGGCCGTTTCGCTTGTCTGGCAAATACCACCTGTCCCGGTACTTCGTGATCCCGGTGCCCAGCCTCTGGCCACGATCCATGATGCTGATCTGCGCCCACAAATCCAGCAGGTTGCCGTTCGGGTCAGGCGTACCGGTCAGGATGTACAGCCTCTCGATCTCGGCCCTGATGCTCTTCAAAGCCTGCCAAGACCTGCTGGCCCGGTCCTTGAATCCCCGGTTCTCGTCGATCACCACGCACTTGAACGGCCAGACCAGCAGCTCGCTGACCAGCCAACAAAAGTTCTCCCGGTTGATCACGTAGACGTCGGCCGGGGTGTTCAATGCCGCAATACGCTGGCCAGGACCGCCCAGAACGCGCTGTACGCGCATTTCAGCCAGGTGGTCCCACTTACCCACCTCCGTGTGCCAAACAAGCTCTGCGACCCGTTTGGGCGCTACCACCAGGGTCTTCATCCCCAGCTCTTTGACCACGGTCAGGGTGGCGGCCGTCTTTCCGGCACCCATGCGAAGGGCGACCAACTGGTAAGGCTTGGCCAGCATCCGCTCCTGGGTCTGGACCTGCGCCGGTCTAGGCAAATATTCCATCGACTTGCTCCTTTGAATCAATCACTCGAACATCGGCACCCATGTTGGCCAGAAGCCGGTGGACGTGCAACTGGATCGCTGTCGGCTTTTTCCCAGGTGCCTTCAGTTCCACAAAAACGATCCTCCCGCCAGGCAAAAACACGATCCGGTCGGGCACCCCAGCCATGCCCGGGGCTACCCACTTGATGGCCATTGCGCCAGCCGCGCGCGCCCTTTTGACCAGGTGCGATTCAATTGTTTTTTCAAGCATTAGGGCATTGGGGCAGTGTAGTGCATCGTTTTTCCTATCTCACTATTAGCAATCCTCCCTATTTCCCCTTTCTCTCTCTTTTTCCCCCTATCTTCCTCCCCATTTATACTAAATTCTATTACCCTGTAATACTCTTTAGTAGTTTTACTGTTAAGAATCAACGACTTAGGACAGGTTAATAGACCAGGGGAATACGTTTTCATGTTTTGCCCTACACCCTTACGCTAAAAAGTCATTGGCAACATTAGGTACCGAAAAAAGTACGCGTCCGTTCGATTTTCGCCTTTGCCCTGCATTTAGCCTCTGTAATACCCTGCTTGCGGTGATGGTTTGGGGCTTGTTAGGGTCTTTGATTCCGATGCGGATCAGCGCCTCGGTTGCCGTGATCCAGTCCCAAACAACCACGTTTGGACCCCAGGCGAAGCCGCTTGTCAGGCGCTCTTCAATTGGGTCTATCGCGGTGAACTTGTCGTTGTGCTGGCCCAGGTTACCGGCTTCGTCCATCGACAGATACCAACGCTCACCGGCCTGCCAGAGTGTCAGGACCTCGGCCCAGACCTGTTGCATGTCCAGATCGTCGAAGCTGCCAAAAGCCACGGCAGGAATAGTCCAAAAACGCCGGTTGCCAGAAGGGTCGGCCAAATACAACTCGTCATTCACCGATGCTCCAAAAACCGTTCGACGCCCGTAAATCGACTCTGTCATCGCATATGGACGCCTGATCGGGTCGAGTGATTGCGTGATGAACGACTTCAGCGCGGCCATGTCTGACTTGCGGATCGTCCCGTCGACCTCGCCCAGCTCCACGATCCAGTACCTGATCGCAATCAGGCATGAGTCCTTTGAACGCACGTCAAGCGTGTGGCCGGTGTAAACCGCGTTGAGGTACTCGGGTGCCAGCCTCTTGAACCAGGTGGTCTTGCCGATGTTCTGAGGCCCGCTGAATGTCAGCATGCCCTGGGCCGCTATGCCGTCGGGCTCAAACGCTGCCGCAATGGCCTGGACCAGCCACTTGCGCATCAGCATTTCCTTCAGTCCCTGATCCATCTGGCCACCGCAGTCCACCGTGTCGTAGAAGGCAGCCAGGCGCGAGACCCCGTCCCAGCTCCGACTTTGTACCCATTCAGCCACCGGGTTGTATTGGTTGCTGTCTGCAAGCATGAGAAGAAACTGCGGCACGAACTTGGTACCCATGCGCGCCTTCTCGCACTCGCTCAGGATGTATGCGATGGACGCGTTCTCGCGGTTGTCCCTGGTAAAACTGCTGTCGGGTATCAGGATTTCCACGTTCTTGCTGATCACGTTGTACCGGACCACCACGTTCAGCCTGCCCAGAAGCACCTGCAAATTCTCCAGAGTGCAAAGCGGGTGACCGTCGTCGTTCAGGTGTGGGAACGAAGCGCGCACCCGGGCGCGAAGCCATCCACGCACTGTGCCGATCTCCAGGCTCACGCCCAAAGCCTTGGCCTGCCTCTGGATGGCGGACGCCACCCTGGCCCGGTCGACGTCGCTGAAGTCACCGTTGTTTGCCACAGACGCGGCCACCTTCTCTTGCAGGTCGCGCGCGTCGGTTGCTGCGTCGATCTGGGCCATGACCGAGTCCATCGCCTGGTCGCGCTCACCGCGCACCACGGCCACGCGCTTGTCCTTGGTGTCCTTCAGCAGGGAAGCCAGGGTCACCGCGCCCTTGCCGGACGTCCGCTGCTGCCTGAAGCTGTCCCACTTCTGTTCGCACACGCCCTCCGCATACTTGCCCGATCCAGCAGACCAAGAGTCCCATGCAGCCAGCCATTCCGGGTCGCCCTCGCCCTGGTGGTGCAGTGCAGCGCCCACCTTCAGCCAGTCAGCGTAACCGCAGTCAGGGTCCAGGTGCGGCATCACTTCGTCGATCACACGGTCCAAGTCCCAACCGTCGAGCGCGGGTCTGTATGTGGCCAGGTCACCCACCAAGCCGTCAGGCGTCGCAACGCTCTCGCCCCACTCACGCTCGATCAGCCAGCCCAGGTCCTGCACCGACTCCGGCAAACTGTCGTGGCCGTTGATGCCATGGCCAGTCACTGTGAAGTAGCGCCCGTCCTTGTACAGCTCAAGGCCAAGTTCTTTTTTGGTACGACCGCCGTCCAGGTTTGTCCGGGTGAATATTTTGATACCGGTGCCAGACGGGCTGACTTCGGCATAGCCTTCCACCCGGGCCAGCACTTCCTGAGCAAATTCTGACAAGGCCCCAGTCGCCGGGTCGCGGCAGTCGTCCAGGTCGATGCCGTGGAGGTCGCCACCCAGCACCAGGCCGATGCCGTCAAAACCCTCGCCCATGATCAGCGCATCGGTCACGTCGTCGTAGCTGGCCCAGGTCGCGGCATTGGTTGAGCTGGCCGCCTTGCCGTCAACGGTCATGGGCATCTTCGCCCAGACCTTGTCACCGTTCGGCTTCTTGCGCTGAACCGACTTCCACATCACCCACTCGCGCTTCGTCTTCAGCTCGGACGGGATACCCTCCAGCAGCACTGGCAAAACAGATGGTTTCATGGCCTACTCCCGGTGAGCGATGGCGGCCGATGCTTGCAAAATAGCTTTGCGCAGGCCGTTGTAGCTGTCGGAGAGTATGAGCGCCGCGATGGCGTGGCTGGTGTCTTCGGGTGCTAGGTTTGTTTCGGCGACTGCTTCAACGCAGTCCTCGATCAGGTCTTTGAAATACTCGACTCTTGATTGCATGGATCACTCCAATAAAACGCTGCGAACCGCGCAGCTCGGTTAACCAACACGGCTGGGGACCAATCATGGATGAACCCATATAAGCGTCAATCCCCATGCGTGATGGTCACCCCTTACGGGGGTGAGTCGGCACTCTGGTCAACATCTTAGGCTGTGCTCGCCCCTTATCACGGCTTGACCCGCCGCCGCGCGTACAACCGAATATCTGCGCAAATTGCCCCAACAAGTCCGGTGGGCAGGAACCTTAATTCACCGTCGGCGATGTCGGCAGCAGCGCCAGCATCGCCTTCTCAATCGCGCCTTTCATGTCAACGTCCAGGTCAATCTGCACTTCCAGGTCTTCGGCTATGAATCGTAGCACCGCGCCGTCAAACAACAGCTCCAAGGCTTCGTCCGTCAGCGTGACCCTAGCGATCCGCACGCAAGAATTCCCACTCGATGTCCGGCCTCATGTCCTCCGCCGTGATGTTCACGCCCATCGACTTGGCCATCATCACCAGGTGCGGCACACGCTCAGCGGGCACGCGCTTCCAGTTCGACACAGCCTGGCTGGTGATGCCGAAATGTTGGCTGACCAGCACTGGCCCGCCGAGCTTTTTGATGATGTCTTGAACGTCCATGGTCGGGCATGATACCATTGCTTTCACGGCCCGCTACAGCCCGCTAAAAACTAGCTGTTGCACGGTCGATGAAACCTGTGCTAACATCCGCTTCACCCTAACTCAGGAGACCAGAATGGCAGCAACCAGAACCGACCCCTACATCCCAGCAAGCGATCCACGCTTTATCTGGACCACCGGAGCTGACGTCCAGCAGACCTGGCGTCGATACGGCTGGACCCCTCCAAGCGAGACCCGCCCACCGGCTCCGCAGGAGAAGTCCGAATGAAATCACACACCCAAAAACTCATGCGCGACCTCAAGCGCCGACAACGCGAGCTTCCCAAGCGGGAGTTCCCCAAGATTGGCACTTTTGCCAATATCAAGGAGTACGTCGAAGCGTACTTTCAACTCAACCAACCAACTGAATACGGCCTGTCTTGCCGCTACGTTGAAAACTACCACAACCTTTCCACACGACCAATATGATCACCATCACATTCAACCCCTACACGCCAGAGCAGATGGCCATCTTGACCGCTGCCATGAACGCATACGTGCAAGCCGGGCCAACGACCGAGCCAACGCCAGTGCCAATCACCGAAGCAGAGGCCCAGCCTGAACCCGTAAAGGCCAAGCGCGCCAGCCCCAAGAAGCCGACAGCCGAAGAGGCACCCGCACCCGAGCCGATCACCCTGGAACAGCTCCGCGCCAAGATGGCGGCGAAAAGCCAGGCAGGCAAAGGGTCTGAGTGCAAGGCCCTGCTGGCCACGTTCGGTGCCAACAACCTGACCACCGTTCCGGTCGAGAAGTACAGCGACCTGTTGGCCGCAGTGGAGGCGCTGTAATGACCATCGCAACCATCACCATCACCGACCTGCCGGGCAATGAATACACCATCGAAGGCACACTGGATCGGCCCGAGGCCATCAACGAGCCGCCCACACCGGCGCTCATCATCGCCACCTACCTGAGCTCCCACATCAAGGAAGTCAGCGACAACGCCATGGCCTGGTACAACCAGATGGGAGCGGTGGAATGAAGTACCGCAAAAAACCTGTGGTCGTTGAGGCCACGCAATGGTTCAAGCACGGCGACCATCCTGCTGTTGAGGAATCTTTGGCAAATGACCAATTTGGATGGATTGACACGCTTGAGGGCGGTCACATAGTTAGCCCCGGCGACTACATCATCACTGGCGTGAAGGGCGAACACTACCCGTGCAAGCCTGACATTTTTGAACTGACCTACGAACCTGTGGAGCAAACATGAAAGCCCTGGCCATCATCCCATTCATCCTGGCCGGGTGTTCAAGCACGCCACCCCAGCAGTACGAGCAGAACACCGCGCTGGTCGTTGAGCGCGAGATCAACGTGCTCACACGCAACGAGGTCATCAACGGGGTCAAGGAATGCGAAGGCAGTGGCCTGCGCCCCGTGATGGTCACCGCACGCCGCCGCATCAACGGCTATCTTTCAACCGCACCGGTCGACGTGACCTGCGCACCGAGGTACGACAAATGACAGCACACGCAAAGCTGAGCGCCAGCGGAAGCGCCAAGTGGCTGGTCTGCACACCCAGTGCAAACCTGGAGTCGACACTTCCCGACGAGGGAAGCGACTTCGCAAGCGAAGGCACCTTCGCACACGCTGTGTTCGAGCAGGCGATCCTAATGATGCTGAGCCGCCCGACCATCCCGCTGCCCAAGGACCTGCTTCACCACGACACTGCCGAGCTGCGCGAGTACGTGGCCGAAGCGGTGAACGTCGCATGGGATCGGATCAACGACGCGTATAACCGGTGCAAAGACCCGATCATCCTGGTCGAGCAGCGGCTGGACTTCAGCATGTGGGTGCCCGAAGGGTTTGGCACCGGAGACCTGGTGATCATCACCGATGGCCTGGTCGAAGTGATGGACCTGAAGTACGGCAAGGGCATCTACGTCGACCCGCGTGAGAACAGCCAGCTCCGGCTCTATGGCCTGGGCGCTTACTACGAGCTGTGCCACCTGTACGACATCACCAGCGTGCGCATGACGGTTCTTCAGCCACGGTTGTCCAACTTCCGAAGCGAAGAGCTATCAATGGAAGACCTGCTTGAGTGGGGCCAGCAGTACGTCATGCCTCGGGCCAAGATGGCTTGGGTTGGTGGCGGCGAGTTCGTGCCAGGCGACCATTGCAAAGACGGTTTCTGCCGTGCCCGCTTTACATGCCCGGCCAGGGCGGAGGCTGCGCTTGCGGTGGCCAAGGCCGAGTTCTCCAGCCCAGTTCGTGTTGGACCGCCAGCGGTAGAGACGCTGTCCATGGACCGGATCGCAGCCTTGTTACCCCAAGCAGACATGGTGATCGACTGGTTCAAAGACCTGCAAGCTCACGCGCTGAAGCAGGCGGTCGAGCACGGCGTCGCGGTGCCCGGTTTCAAGCTGGTCGAAGGCCGGTCCAACCGGAAGTATGTAGACCAGGACGCGGTAGCAGCCAAGCTGAAGGACAGCGGCATACCCGAAGAGATCATGTTCGAGCGCAGCCTCCTTGGCATCACTGCCATGGAGAGTGCAATCGGCAAAAAGAAGTTCACCGAATTGCTGGGCGACCTGGTCGCCAAGCCTGCCGGTAAACCAACGCTGGTGCCCGAAGGGGACAAGAGACCAGCACTCGCCTTGGCTGCATCCGCAGCCGAGGATTTCAAAAACGCAAACTAGGAAATCAGTATGTCAAAAGTAATCACCGGCAAGGTCCGCATGTCTTACGTCAACGTGTTTGAGATGAACGACAAGGACAAGTACAGCGTCTGCTTGCTCATCCCCAAAAGCGACAAGGAAACCTTGACCAAAATCAAGGCTGCCATTGAAGGAGTGAAGGTCGATCCCAAGTCGGCAGTCAAGTGGGGCGGCAAGTGGTTGGCCAGTTACAAGTCGCCCCTGCGCGACGGCGACACCGAGCGCGACCTGGAGAAAAACCCTGAGTACAAGGGCCACTACTTCATCAACTGCAACAGCGGCCAAAAGCCCGACGTGGTTGACACCGCTCTCAACCCGATCCTGGACAAGTCGGCTGTGTACAGCGGCTGCTATGGCCGGGCGTCGGTCAACTTCTACCCGTTCAGCATGGACGGCAACAAGGGCATCGCAGCGGGTCTGAACAACGTGCAGAAGCTGGCCGACGGCGAGCGCCTGGGCGGCGGATCGCGCGCAAGCGACGACTTCACTGCGGTCGAAGAAGACTTCTTGTCTTAACGAGGAAACCCAAAATGAAATACACGATGGCAGCCGTGATTGCTGCATGCGCTTTGGCTGCATGCGGCAAGAACGAAGTGAGCTTTGCTTCGCTCGAAGAAGCAAAAGGCACGGCGCGTGAAAACGCGCTGTGGAACGCGCAACGATACCGGCAAGAGAACATCCTTTACAAGGGATGGGACGTTGTCGCACGCGGCGATTCGACCCAGGACAACGCCTGCCCCCAGGGCGATGGCTGGGCGACCATGGAGTTTGTCAACCCCGAGAAGACGCAGCTCATCAAGGTCAAGTGCTCGACCGTATCTGGCAACACCGGATGCCTGGAGGACACCGAGTTCAAGACCAAGCCGTTTGCATCCGATGATGGGCATTGCCAGCCCACCAACAAGGTGCCGTACCCGCTGCCGAAGGTGGCGAAATGATGGTGCTTGACACCCTCATTGCTCTAGGCGTCGTCGTCATTGGCGTCGCTTGCTTTGTGGCCGGTTTTCAAGCTGGCCGTTTATTCAAAAAGAAAGATCGACATGTTCCTACCAATCCATCTCACTGAAGAGTCCATCAATTTGGTGATTGCTGCACTGCGCAAGCTGCCACACGACCAGGTCCACGATCTGGTCATGGACATTGCCACCCAGCGCGATAACGCGATCTCCCCTGCGCCTTCCGCGCCGGTGGAGAAGAAGCCGCGCAAGCCACGCACCCCCAAGGTGAAAGCACCCGAGTAAGTTATAGGGGCGCTGGCGTGGCCAGCGGTTGGTTGTCCCGCTCAGCGGGGCCGACGTCGCAGTAACAGCGCCCCACCTTTTATGACCAACGAACAACTATGGGTTTTGGTGATGCACTACGAGCGCCTCATCGCCCTTTTACTGGAGCAGCTCGATGACGACGATAAGAGAAAAGATTTTGGCGTATATCGAGGACCCCATCTTTCTTGAGCCGCCTACTTATGATGAGGCAATCATTGGCGTAGCAGAACAAGTCCACGGCTATGCAAGTGTTGCATACGACCGTCTTAAATTGGTGGAGATTGTGGCCCGGTTTATGGCTAAAAACGATGCTGAAGATTATGTTGACTTCAACATTATTGGTTGTCAAATGGGCGAAGGTTTTCCGGTGATTGTTGACGTGGAATGCATCCGATGATCACATTACGAATCGACTTGGAAACGTACAGCGACGTCGACCTGAAGAAGTGCGGCGTGCATAAGTACGTCGAGTCGGACGCGTTCGAGATCACGCTTTTTGGTTACAAGTATGGCGACGGCCAGGTCAACGTCATCGACCTAGCCCAGGGCGAAGAGCTGCCCGCCCATATCATCCTTGCCCTTTACGATCCCAAGATTCTGAAGACCGCATACAACGCGGCCTTCGAGCTGGCCTGCTTGAACAAGCTAATGGTCGACCCGCTTGACGTCACGCAGTGGAGATGCACCAGCGTCCACGCCCTCTACCTGGGCATGCCAGGCAACCTAAACGACGTGGGCCGCGTGGTCGGTCTGCCGCCTGACAAGCAGAAGATGTCCATCGGCTGGGGCCTGGTCAAATACTTTTGCCTGCCATGCAAGCCGACCAAAGCGAACGGCGGCCGCACGCGCAACCTGCCCCATCACGACCCAGCCAAGTGGGCTCTGTTCAAAGACTACTGCGCCAGGGACGTTGATTCCGAAGACGCCATCGCGCAGAAGCTGGCCAAGTTTCCCGTGCCCGAGAAGGAGTGGAAGCTCTGGCACCTGGATCACCGGATGATGACCCAAGGCGCGATGCTGGACCGCGACCTGGTCGAGGCTGCCATTGAGTGCGACGGGATCGTGCGCGCCCGCACCCTGGCCGAAGCAGAGAAGCTCACCGGCCTGGACAATCCCAACAGCCGCGATCAACTGCTGAAGTGGCTGCAAGAGGAAGAGGAAGACGACACTATCGTCGACCTGACCAAGAAGACCGTGCCCGGCCTGTTGGCCAACACCGACAGCGCCATCGTGCGCCGGGTGCTTGAGCTGCGCCAGGAGCTGGCCAAGACAAGCGTGTCCAAGTACCACGCCATGGCCAGGGCGATGTGCAAGGACGACCGCGTGCGCGGGCTGACCCAGTTCTACGGTGCCAACCGCACTGGCCGGTGGGCTGGCCGGATCGTCCAGGTGCAGAACCTGCCTCAGAACAAACTCAAAGACCTGGACCTGGCGCGCGACTTGGTGCGCAGCCGCCAGTTCGAGCTGCTGGAGACACTCTTTGGCAACGTGCCTGACACGCTTTCACAGCTCATCAGGACGTCTTTTATTGCCCGGCCAGGGGCTACCCTCATGCCGGTCGATTTCAGCGCCATTGAGGCCCGTGTGATCGCTTGGCTGGCACGGTGCGCGTGGCGTCTGGATGTGTTTAAGACACACGGCAAAATCTACGAAGCGTCTGCTGAGCAGATGTTCAAACTGCCACCTGGATCGGTGACCAAGAAGTCACCCTACCGGCAGAAGGGCAAGATCGCCGAGCTGGCTCTGGGCTACCAGGGCGGAGCCGGTGCGCTAAAAACCATGGGCGCGCTGGCCATGGGCCTGACAGAGGACGAGCTGGACCCCATCAAGGACGCCTGGCGCGCGGCCAACCCGGAGATCGTGGACCTTTGGTACGCGGTCGAGCTTTCGGCCAAGCACGCGGTGATGCACAAAAACCAAACAAGATTGGCGGTAAACAACAAGTACTGCCCGGTGACGTTTACCTGGGAGTCGGGCTTTCTCTCAATCGAGCTCCCGTCCAAGCGCAAGCTGTTCTACGTCAAGCCACGGATCGAGTCCGAAGACCTGATCCGCGAGACCGCCAGCGGTGCGAGCTTCACTGTGGCGCGTGCCGGGTCTTTGACATACGAAGGCATGGACCAGAAGACCAAGACCTGGACCAGGCTCGCTACCTACGGCGGCAAGCTGGTGGAGAACATCACCCAGGCCATTGCGCGCGACTGCTTGGCCGAGTCCATGCTTGCCTTGGATCGGGCGGGCTACTCGCAACTGTTCACCGTCCACGACGAAATCATCGTCGAGACAGAAAACCACGATGCCCTGCTTGAGATCGAAGCGATCATGGGGCGGGACATTGCATGGGCACCGGGTTTGCCTTTGCGGGCAGACGGATTTTCAACAACCTACTACATGAAGGAAATAGACTGATGAACGCAGACGAAAAACAAGTGGGCGGCAGCCACTACAAAGACATGGCCGTGCAACCCTGGACCGTGATGCAGGCCGTGCTGACGCATGATGAGTTTGTTGGCTTTCTCAAGGGCAACATCATCAAGTACGGGATGCGGTCGGGCCGCAAAGACGGGACCGATGACAACGGCAAACTCCAGCACTACTTGGAAAAACTCGCAGAAGTGGAGAAGCCGTCATGGGCTTGAAAACACTAGGCCCAGCCGACCTGGCCAAGCTCTTGCGCAGAAGCGAAGAGACCATCAAGTCAGACGCGCGTCGCCGACCAGACGTACTGCCGCCCAGGTTCCGGGTGCCCGGCAGCAGGCGTCTGGTATGGCTGGAATCCGACGTCATCGCATGGATCGAGAAGATCAATGACAAACGACCAGCTTGAAGCGGCGACGGCCAAGCTGGCTGAGCTGCGCGGTGAAAGCCGCGCCACCGACCAGCAACTGCGCCAGGAAATCAGGGAGTTGTACCAGGCATTGCAAGCCCTGGATTTTGTATTTAACAAGGAGCTACCGACATGAGACACGTCATCGCCTTCTTCCAAATGCTGGGATTCGTATCAACCCTAATAGTCGTGTGCTTCTACCTGGGCTATAAAACGGCTGAGCCCAAATGCCGCACCGTGGCATCGGCCTTTACGGAGAAGTGCAGATGAACGACGAAGAGCTTGATGACCTGGCAGTCACTGCCATTTCGGTCATTGCTTTTATCTTTTTTATTGCCGGTCTCGGCAGCATTGTTTGGTGGTTAATCACATGATCCAAGTTATTTTTGTTCCCGTGCTTTTCCTTTGTATGAACGGCAATTGTGAATTTATGCAAGCCCAAACCTGGTTCAAGTCCGAACAGCAGTGCCGCGCCGCGCTAGATGCCCAAAAAGAACACATGCAAAAGATGGCCCTCAAAGGCGGACAGATGATCACCCAGATCGAAGGCACCTGCATCACACTCAAGAATGGAATGTTATGAAAACACCAGAGGATGAAGCCTGGGAAGAGATGGAGCGCAGGCAGGGCGGGGGCTTCCCGGCCAAGCGGCAGATGGCTGCGGACAAGTTGGGTTGGCCACCGTCTTCCGTGCTAACACCCGAGTATTTGGCCGAGCAAGAAAACAAAAACAAAAAGATGCGGGCCTTGTTGGACGATGACGACGACATCCAGGACTACCGCAAACCCTGGCGCGGGCTGACCGATGAGCAACGGCTGATGGCGTTGAAATTTATAGACCCCAAAACCGCCAGGCTTCCGCCGGGGTTTAAGCAGTTTGCCGAAGCGATTGAGAAGCTGTTGAAGGACCAGAACGCGTGAAACCCTACGGCTCCACAGTCGCCCGTATCCTTCACACGCTTGAAACCTACGGGCCAATGACGCGCAGCGAAATCTGTTTTCACATTGGGATGGACCGAATGAACTGCTCTGCTGTCATCACTCGCCTGGCCAAGGGCGGGCCGAAGATACCCCAGCGCATTTACATCTCAGGCTACACGCACGACAGCGAGCACGGGCGTCGCTATCCCAGGGCAATCTATGCCGTCGGTGATCTGCCTGACGCGAAGAAACCCAACAGGCAGGCCAACCGCCGGGACAACCGCAAGCGCAGCGACAAGAAGCGTGCTGCGCACAACACCATGAACTTTGTTTTTAACCTAGCCAAGCCAAGACGGGAATACGCATGACCGTATCACAGCACCCCACCATCCGCGCCCATTTGCTGCGCAACCCGGACGGGCTCACCGTGCCCGACTTGGCGGATCGCACCGGCTTGGATGAAGACAGCGTCAGACGCGGCCTGGTCAAGATGGCCGACTGCTACATCGACCGATGGATGGGACCCAACAGGGGCCAGTACGCAGCCGTGTGGGTGGCTGTTCCGATCCCAGAAAACTGCCCGCCGCCGGGCTAGTCTTTCTCTTCGCCTTCCAGGGTCAGACCTTGCTTGAGGTTGCGCTTCTTCTCGCGCAGCTTTTCCAGTTCGGCCTCGGCGGTCTCGTCGCTGATTGAGCCCTTGTTGCGCTGCTTGCGCAAACTGCTCATCTTAATGTTGACCTCGGTCACCATGCGCTTTTGCTCGGCCTTTGCAAACTTCTCCGATGCAGCCAGGTCGATTGGTCGGGCCTTGATACCGACCGTCTGCATAGCAGCGTAGCCGGGCATGATCGGCACGCCGTCTTTGCCAATGCCGGTGTAGTCGGCCAGGGGCGTCTTGACGACCTCGCCCGTGACGTTGGCGATCACGTTCATGGCGCGCTCAAAGTGAGTGTTGCCGATGGCAATTGCCGGTGTCATCTGACGCCACATAAACGCTGCTCGTTTTGCGGCAGCTTCCGCGCTGGTGTCCGTCTTGTCGGTGATGTCCCGTCCACGGAACGTGTCTTCGTTGTACGCAATCGCCGCGATGGTTGTGAGGATCGGGCTGTTGGGCATGAGCGGAGCAATGATCGGCATGCCGCCTGCATTGTTGTGTGCGTCGAAGATGTCGCCGCCTGGGAATATCCGGCTGACGTCCAGGAACACGGGCAGGTTGGTCATGTCGTCCATACCCAGGCGGATCGTCTTCTCGGTGCCCAGCATCAAGCTCTCGCCCTTTTGCCAAGGCGGCAAGTTCTTGCGCTCCTGCTCTTCCATCTTCTTGGCCCGGTCCCGGAATTCCGGGTCGGTCAGGTAACGCTGGATCACGGTCCACCAGTCTTCGTCATCACCGCCACCCAGGCTGGCAGCCATTGCGTACATAGCCGCGTTGATTGTGTACAAAGCCACCGCTGGGGCGGCATAACGCCACGGCTGCTCCAGTGCGGTTTTGGCCAGGGCGGGCACGACGTTATACGTGTACGCAAAGAAAGGCAAACCGATGGGCACGTCCCGAATAATCCGTGCGCCCTTTGGCATGTCGTCGTAAGAGAACATGTACTGGAGCGCGTAGTCGACAGCGTCGTCCGGGCTTAGACCCTTGTTGCGCGCATCGCGGTAAATCATGTATCGGAAGAAGTCATCCTCGGCAGCGTATGCTTTGCCCAGGGGTTTGCGCAACCACAAAGACATCGCGTTCCAGATCATGTCGACTGCCTTCTTGGCCTTGCTCTCTGACATCTGGGCCAGCGCGCGCAATTGCTCGGGCATGGCGTCCATCAGTTCGGCGTGGTTGAACGTGCCGCTGAACAAACCCGCGTCCTGGGCTTCAGTCACCATGGCGTCTTTCTTGACCAGGTCTTTGATCGCGCCCACGTACTTGTGGCCGTCCCAGTAAGACACGCCAGCGAAGTGAGCCATCGTGATGTTCGACATCACGTTGTTTGCGTGAGCGACTGGGTTGAGGACGGTCTTGCCCTCTTTCCACATCGACAGACCCTTCAGGTACATCTTCAGCAGATCGTTCTGCATGCTTGTGTCGAACGCCACCAGTTGATCCAGAATTTCTTTAGGCACCCACTTGCCCGCCAGCTTGCCGTAACGCTTGGCATACGTGTCTTCCACGTTTGTGGATGGCACTTGCACGTAGCCCTCCTTCTCGATTCGGCTTGCGTAGTTGCTGGCCAGGTTTTCGTACAACCGGCCCAGTGCGATGTCGCGTTGGCTCTTGTTGTACCCCATAACGAAGCGGAACATCGAGTCACGAATCTCGCCCATGTCATCGCGCTCTGTGCGCGTGTAGTCGCGCCAGACCGTGATCTGGTCATCGACCGCTGGATCGAATGCGTCGTCTCGCACTTCCCAACCGTTTGCTTCCCAGTCAGCCAGGTCTGCAACGGGCACGCTCTCGAACATGCCGCGCGCCTTGAGGCTGCTGCCGCCGATACCCTGCATGGTTTTCTTGCGACCAAGCAAACCCTTGACCGCTTTCATCCAGGCTTTGGTCTCATCGCCCAAAGTCTTTTCGTAGAAGCGAGGCAGGTACTTGCCGTCCCAGCGGCCAGCGGCTTCTGGCGTCAGCATGCCCAGGCGCACCAGTTCCGCCGATTGCTCGGACATGATCGACTGCATGGTGGCCGCGATCTCCAGCACGCGCTTGGGCGGTTTGGCACCGCGCTTCAGCTCGGCTTCGATCACATCGCTGACCATCTCGCGCTCCTGCTCTGGCAGGTCCTTCATGTTCTTGGCCACTTCGACTGTCAGGTTCTGGGCCTTGTCGATCTCCATGCGCATCTTGCGCATCGCCCGCTTGAGGTCTTGGCTGACCGGCTTCATGGCTATGCGGTCGAGCACGTCGTTGGCCACGTCTGCCACGTATCGGTAAGCCTTGGCACCCGCGCCGAAGCGGAAGCGGCCGGTGGCGTCGCGGCTGAGCAGCCAGCCCTCGGTCTCTTTGCCCATCGGCTGGCGTTGGCTGAACGCGATGGGCGCGCCGGTGATGTCTGTGTCCAGACCGAACTTGACGTTCTTGGCCAGCACCAGGGGGCCGACCTGGATCACTTCGTCCGCGCTGAGCACGGGGCGCATGGTGTCGCGGTCGTAGAAGTAGCTGTGGCGGAATGGGTCCATGCCGACCTGGGTCCAGGCTGGATCGTTCAGCGCGGCGTCAGCGCGGGCTTTGGCGGCTTCTTTGCTGATGGGTGACCACTTACCCAGCATGGTGGCAATCGTGCCCTTGGCGGACCCCGTAGCGATCTTGGCTGCGGCCTTCTGGTTCATGCCAAAGGTCACGTCTGTGAGAGCGGCCACCGACTCATACCCCACCACCGGGCCAGCGTCGTATGCAGACTGCACTTCGCGGTTGGTTGACTTCGGCGTATGGACGCTGACGACCCAGGCATCGTGCTCCTGGTACGAAGGAATGTCCAGGCGAAGCTGTGCCCAGTCGCCTTTCTTCAAAGTCATGGATGGCACGCCATACTTGGCTGCCTTCTCCGGGCTCTGCCCCCGGCCATGCTCCAGGGCATAGCGCGCGTCTTTGGGCGTCGTAACGGCAGGCACCGCAGCATAGGGCTGCACTGGACGCAATTCGTCCACCATGCGGTTGTATTCGGTCCTGGTGATCTTGCCCTCTTGCAGGTCCGCCACGGCTTGCTGGAGCTGCTCAGTGCGTTTGAATCGGTCGGCGCTTGTGCCCTCCACCCGGCTGGCCGCTGCGTTCTTCTGGCCAGCTCGGCTAGGCAGCATCACTTTGCGCGCAACGATTCCCTGGCCGACGTCTCTTTCGTCAGAGTACCGGACCGGGTTCTCCAAGGGGTACATGTACTTGATCTGGCCAGGCGCGATGTCGAACTTGGAATCCTTGGGGATCAGGGTCTGGTCGCGGTATTGGTCAAACTGCTTTTGCGTCGTCACCTTGATCGGCTCGCCAATCGTCACCGCGCCAATGGCTTTGGCCGGGCCGTCCCCAGTACGCACAATGGCGACCCGCTTGCCGACGTATGGGCGAAGCGAGTCCGACGTCCTGGTTTCGAGTGTCTTTTCTCCGTCAACGATCTTGTCAGCGTACTGGTTTTTTCCGTCTTGGTTGACGTTGATACCAATGCTTTCAGGTATAATCAGGCCGGAGGTTCCAATGAAATTCGATTTTGATTCCTTAGCCCCCGGCACCATGTTCTTCGACTGGAACGAAGTGCCTGTGACGGTCTCGCCAGATTGGCGTTCGGCCACCGCCTGGCTACCGGCTCCCTCCCCGCGCAACCCTTCGGACGTGCGTGAGAAAGCCGACCCGGTCGACAGAGCTGAATTCAAGCGCGTGTTTGACGCCTGCGTTGCCCGGCCAAAGTTTGCGCCTTCGGCGTAAATCTGCTTCTGGATGTCGACCATCTTGGCCTTGACCGGGCTGGGTGGCATCTCGCGCTCAAACGCGTAAATCTCATGGCCAAGGTTCTTAGCAGCCAGCATCCCTGGCGTGCTGATCTGAATTTCGGCAACAGTCCCGTCATCCAACACCACGTTGGTCAGCACGTCTTGGTACCCGGTCGACAACGGCTTGCCTTGTAGGGTCTCGCCCTTGTTGTCGGTCAGGTCAATCGACAGTCGGTTCTTGATCCGGTCGAACTTGTAGACCTTGCCGATCTCGTCAATCACCCGCTGCGCGTCTTCCGGCGTCTCCACCACGACAGTGCCTCGCAACAGGTCTTTCATGGTGGCCGGGTCGTAACCGTTCTCGATGGCCAGCTTGGTGACTGCGCGGAACGGCTTCTTGATACCAGGCTTCTTGGCGTAGCCGCCGACGCTTTCGGCGATCTTGTCCAGGGTCGTGTCGAACGCGGGCTTGTTGCGCTCTGCCGCTGCGAACAAAGGCTTCAGCAGGTCTTCGCCGTGCGCGCGATCCGCCGCTGACAACGGGTCAGGCGGCTCGGCTTTCTTGTACTTGGCAATGGCCTCTCGGGCCTTAATGACGGTTTCCGGCTTGAGCACGTCTTCCGGCTTGAGGTCTTGCCTGGGGCTGAACCGGATGTCCGGGTTGGTCGCGTCGAACTGGCCGTTGTTGTCGGTGGCGGATTTGATCTGGGTGGGCTTGAACACCACGTACTCGGGTGGGTTTAGTTTGTCGCCGTCAAAGATGACGCCGTCATGCTCAGGCGTGAGGGCCTCAAGGGCCTTGCGCTTGGCGTCCCCAAACGACAGGCCCTGCTTGCGATATTTTTTGATTGCGGCGGTGGTGTTGAGCGGGTTCTCAATCTTGAGGTAAGCCTGGGTAACGTCACCCCTTGGAGCCTTAGTACCTGCCTTCGATCCAGTCAAGGGCAGGCTTGCGCCAAAGTCCCGCGTATAACCGTAAGCCGCTTCTGGGCTGCTTGTAAAGTAGGTGCCAGCCAAGTCGCCCTTGGCGCTGCGGGTGGTAACGCGGGTAGTATCAAACACCGTCACGCCTCGGGCAACGCTGCCGTGGTAAACCACCAGGGGTTTGCCTTCGGCGTCCACCACTTTGCTGTCGCCGAACCAACGCTTGAATTCCGGGGTCTCGGTCTGCTTGCCGCTGAACGCCACCTTGGCGCTGGGCATCAGGTGCTGAAGGCCACCACTGGCCAGGTACGCTTTGAACGCGGCTTGGCCTTTTATGACACGCTGTTTGCCATCCGCGTCGGTGAACCGATACGTGCAATCGGCCATGGTTTAACCGCCCAATTCTTGGTCGATCAGTAGCATGCCAGCTTTGTCTTGATCGACAAGCTGGATGCGCGCCAGCAGGTCGCCGTACTCGCCCACGCTGCGCCGCTGAATCTCCAGGAACTGGAGCAAAAACTGCTGCACAATGGGATCGTCTGCCGCTTCAGCGTACCAGGACTGGTAGTTGTTAAGTAGCTCCAGCTCGGTCTCGTAACCGGTTTCAATTGCGTCGCTGAAGGTCTCGATGGTTTCGTTCATCGCTTCGATCATGGGCACCTTGGCCACGGTGCCGACATCGTTCTGGAATTCAACGTGGAGCTGGTAGTGCTTCAGCTCGTCTGCGCTTTCGTTCAGGAAGAACTTTGACGCGCCAAAGTAGCCCAGGCGCTGAAGCTGATTGGCGATGTGCTTGTACAGGTTGGATGCGTAAAGCTCGGAATGGACCGCCTCGTCCAGCATCTTCTTGCAGTCGGCGGAGATGATCATTTTGGGCAACATGGCGGGTCCTTATTTGCAGTTAATCTTAACCAGGCCGGAGTCATCCAGCTCGGACAGTATGTCGAGGAAGTTTTCGTGGACGTATTTTATTTGCGCGCCGTCCGGGCGCAATTCAATCGCAGCTTCTGCGCGTGTCTTGGCCAGGCCGCGTTTGTTTAGTCCGTCGAAGATTGTTTCGAGGGGAGTGCGGGCGGCGATGAAAGTTTCCCGCTCTGCTCCTTGGAGCGCGCCAGTTGGCCTGCCCGCTTGGCCAGCCTGCTGATCTGCTCGCGCGACCGGCTTTCCAGCCACTTGTCGTGCCGGTCCTGGTCCAGATTCGGCTGCTGTGCGTAATTGTTTTCCATCAAAACCTTCTTTCGTAAGTAGTGATTCTGCCGCACCCGCGTAGTCTTGGCTAGTCACGCGAAGGCCAGCGCCCAACTTTTTATACAACTCTTGTTCAGGATACCAGATCAAGGCTTGCAAAGCCGCCGGTGGCACGCGCTTGCCCACCTGCTCCTCCACCATGGCAACCATCTGGCGAACCACGTCGCGCAGCCGCTGGCGTTCGCCGCCGCTGCCAGGGGCATCTGTGGGCTTGTCAGCCGATTTAATGATGCTACCGGAAGCACCCACCAGGGCGGTCTTGATTCGCGTTCCTGAGTCGAATGCGGCCCGTTCCTTGATGAACTGGCGGTTGTGCAAGCTGTTTACCTGGCGCGCCAGGGCGATTGCGCCTTCGTCCGTCTCCATCGCAGCCTGGACGGCAGCCGGGTCAAACTGATCGGCGTACACCCCACGCCCCGCATCTCCAGTCTCGGCCAAAGCCGCACGCAGCTTGGCCACTTGCTTGGGGAACAGCACGGGGTCAAACGCTGGCAAAGTCCCGGCCAGACGGCCGACAGTGCGCATGAACCACATGTCCATGGTAATGGGCTCAAAGTTGCCCGAAAGGTTGCTGTAAAAACCAAACCCAATTTTGGGGCCGAAGATGGCAGAGCCAAGCACCTTTTCGTCCATCGACTCGCCACCAATAGGGAAGCCAATAGTTTCCAGCTCACGTTTGGTAAATTCGCTTCGTAAAAAGCGAAGCAGTAAGTCCGGCCCCATATCAGCCAACACGTCATTGGCCAAAGCAAAATTCTTGGCCATTGGCGGGGCTGACTTGCCTTTGCCAACCTCTGGGAATTTGCCTGTTGTGCGGAACTGTTCGTATTGCTCAGAAGCGTATTTCAGGTTGGCCTCAACGTCCATTGTTTGAGACGATATGGCTACGGCAATCAAGAAAGCGTTTCGTGCGTTCGGGTCTGTGTCCAGCTCTGGGTACTTGACAGCCATGATGCGCAAAGTCTTGGCCACGGTTTCGTCGTACCACTCAACCGCGTTGCCCGCGCTACGAATTGCGGCCACTGCTTCGGACGCCATCAGCTTGGCCAGGGTTGTGCGGTCTTCGGGCTTGTTGATGTCCAGCTTGGGCAGGCCGGTATCGGCCCGGCGCTGATCCAGCCATTGCACGATCTCGGGGATTTCGCCAATATTGGGAGCGCGGAAAGTTTTGTCCTTTACGCCGCCCAACATAAGGGGCAGAACACTGGCTTCGTATTCAGCCTGGGATAACCCGAAAGAGTCAGCGACGTTGCGATAAACGCCTGTGTCTATTTTGCGCCCGCCGGTGCCTTCGTAGGTTGCGATTTCGCGTTCGAGTGCGGCGCTGGCTTCTTCGCGGATGCGATTAGCTTCTGCCCGTTTTGCAGAAAACTCGGGGGTTGGTTTCCTTGCTTCACTACCATAGCCGTACTCCTCTTTGGACACAAAGGCCATGTGGCCGTTCGCTGAATCAATGTTGAAATTTTCCGGGCGCGCGTCTAACACGCCCACAATTTTTGAAGTGAGGTCGGCCATCTTATCAGACGGCACAGCCAAAACCATTTCCCGGCCAACAGTTGTGTGGCCGGTGATGTCTTTCGGAGAAACCTGCCGCGCAGCTTGATAAACCGAATGAACTGCGTCTTGGTCTTTCATGTTTTCCGGCAACGTGATTGTGATCAAGCCGGTTGGGGATGAGCCCTCAAAGGGTTTGGAATCCAGCACCATCATGCTGTCTTGGGTTAGGCCAAAACCGCCAATGCGCGCTATCTCCATGAGCTGCTGGGCTGACGCCGTGCTGGGCACGATAGCCGCAAAAGACGGGCTGGTGTCTTCGAGATAACCGCCAAGCTGCGTGGTAAGCCTGGCGCGTACCTCGGCCAGCTTAAAGACCTGGGGCATGATTTGCTTGGCAACGCTTTGGCTAATTTCCACCTTGCGCTCAAAAGGCACGGCGTCCCAGCGGGCTTTCAAAGCAGCGTCATTGGGGTCTGGCGCAACCTCAAACATCACTCGCGCCGGGGTGACCTTTTCCTTCTTGGCAAAGCGCACTTCGCTACCGATCCGCTCCAGCTCCGCGTTGGCTGCGTCGCGTTGCTCTGCTGGAATCTCCAGGCTGCCCGCGCGCAGGCGCGCACCCGGGATGTTGGACGTGTCGATCTGGCTCAGCTCTTTCGACATGAGCCCCTTCTTGAGTACGCTTGGAGCTGCGCTTTCGACAGGTGCTGCCGGTGCGGGCTGGCCTATGGCCTTGACTGGAACAGCTTTGTGCTTTTGGCCAAGCAGGACGACTGCTGCCTGGTTGTTGCCAAAAGGTGCGATGTAGCCGTCGAAACCGGCGTTGATGACTGCTGACTCGAAGGCGTTGAAATCCGCCTGCGGTTTTACGATTCGAGTCTGTGGATCGTAGATGTTGTCCAGCCGGGTTTCGTGGGCGTACCCGCCGACGCCGGATTCGGGGCGAACACCTGCGCCCTGGTCAACATAGAAGTAGATGCGGTTTTTAAGTCGAGGATCAGTGCTACGGTCCAGGCGATCACGCTCTGCGCCTTTGAGTCCTTGGCCATAAAACGCTCCGCTTAACGATTGACGGGGGGACGTTGAGTAGTGGCGTCCGACGACGGAAATTGCGCCCGGGCGGGCTGTTCCGTAGGCTGGGGTCGGACCGCCCCCATCTTCGCCAGTGACTCGTCCAGTTGTCGCTGGAGCGCCTGGTACGTTTTGATTTCCGGTGCTGATAGCATTTCGTTCTCCTTGCCGCAGGCTCATCGCCGGGGGCGTGGTTGTGGGCGCAAGCTGTTGAAGCGTGCCTTTGCGATAGGCTACCATGGCGTCACGCGCAACCATTTTAGCCCGGTTTAAGTCTTTGATGTAGCTGTCAACCTTGACCGATTCCAGGTTGGACCGGCTGCGAACGCCACGTAGGCGCGCGATCATTCCATCCAGAATGCCAATCCACTTCTTCACGAAGTCGCCAAACCCCTTGGGGTCTGCCTTGGCCAGGCTGGCCAGGAAACGCTTGTCCGTGGCGCGGTTGCCCATGAAGTCGGCCGTCATTTCCGAACGGGTCTTCTGCTCGGTCAGCATCTGGCTGATGCGGGCTTCGCGCTGAGCCGGGTCCTGGATCGCGTCCAGCTCTTCCTTGTTTAGGAAATTGGTGATGTACGCGCGCTTGCCCTCATCCGACATTTCATCGAACAAGCTGTGAATGGACGCAACGTACTGCTGCGCCGGTGTGTTGGTGCGACCGGCTGCTGTATCGGCGGCGGCGATCCGCTCGGCAACGTGGAAGCTCTCATGGAAAGACGAATGCGCGACGCCCTTCTGGGTGGCGGTGTTGACCGCAATGACGCCGCCAAGCTCAAAACCGTCTGCCCCGTTGGGGTCGGTATAGGACACGACCTTGTCAGCCAAGCCGACGCCGCCCAGGGCGTCAGCGATGACGCTTACTGCTGCTTCGTTTTCTGGAGTAGGAGCGGCAAGGGTCGGGACTGCCACGCCGTGGATTGCTGCGGCACGGTCCAGGCGGGCCTGAAGCTCGGCCCTGGCAGTGGCTCCAGCTCCCGTAACAGGGGCGTCAGACACCCGCCCTTGGGCGTCGCCCAGGCCAAACGTGGTTCTGCTGGTGTCAAGTGCTTCACCCGCATAGGATACCGTACTTGGTGCCCCGGTAGCTTGCGGCGCGGCGCGCTGGGTAAATGCACCCGGCTCGGCCTGGCGCGCAGTCAGCTCAATGGCAGCACTGCGACGCGAAATCGGAGCGATGCTTTCGTCGCCAGCCATCGTTTGAAGCTGGTCGTCGCTCAAGCTGGCAACCGGTGTGCCCTGGATGGTTTGCGGGCGCGGCGCGTTCAGGCGCAGCTTGTCGAACCCCATCCGCTGTTCCAGATCGGGGTTGATGCCAGCAGTCTCGACTGCTGGCGTAACAACAGGGGCTGGCGCGAACAACGGGGGCTCGGTGCCCAGGACTTCGCCAGGCACCGCAGCGCCAGTAAAGGCAGGCTCAACCTGGTCGGCTGCGGCGCTCATCTCCGCGCCGGTCAAACCAGGCTCGGGTGGCAGCACTTCGCCAGGGATCGCCTCGCCCGTCAGGGCGGGCTCCAGCATCTCGCTGAGGGAGCCGGATAGGTTATCCGCAGCCGTGGCCGCATCGCTTGCTGTGGAGGCTTGCTGAAGGTCTGCCTGGTCTCTTGCTGCGCGGAGTTGATTTTCGTACTCTACATCAAAAGCGCGCGATGCCTCCATCGCTCTGGCCAAAGGCGTAAGAATTTGAGTTTCGTAGTCTCGGGCCGCTTTTTCCATTTTGGCCACGTTGCCAGCGAACTTGTCTTTGTTGGCAGACATCTCCCATCGGGCCAGGTAATCAATCGCGTCGGCGTTTGCCTGGCGCGCGTCCACGTCAGCCTGGAACGCGTTGGCAAACTGGCGCTCGGGCGTGTTAATCGCGCGGGCAACAGGAGCAGCCAATTTTCCGGCGGCTCCCATAACCAAAGTTTGGGCGGTGGTTTGGTAAAACGTATCGGCAGCGGCCTGGAGGTAATCTGCCAAAGTTGAATTGGGCTTGATGCCAAACGGAGCCCACTTGTCGGTAGCGAAATTAAGCGAACTGGTAACTTGCTCTGCCGCGTTTTCTTTTACCAAATAGCGGGCAAACTCAGGCAAAATTTGTTCAGTTGGAACGCCTTTGACCAGTTGCTTAAAGCCTTTCACCAAAGGCGTTGGTAGGCTGGCTAATTCGCCAACCAATTCAGCAAACCCTAAAGCCGATCCCCTGGCCAAAGCCTCTGGCCCGCTGAGACCGGCCGCTTTGCCAGCGCCGTACTCATCAGCCACAACCTGGCCAACCATGGCGCTTACCCCAAGGGCCGGGCCAGCCACGAACAGAGGCACGATATTGGTGATGGCACCGGACACGCCTGACTCGACAAAATTCAAAGCCGCGTTAGGGTTGTCTCCAATTGCGGCCAAACGGGCTTGGGCTTGTTTTTGTTGCTGGGCGTTTCCAGCGGACAGCCGGTCTCCGAATCGCTCCGTGCCGGGCGACCCAACAAAGTCGCCTGTTGCAGAGATCAGGTCGCCGACCATTTGCCAAGCACCGGCTGCTGCCGATTCAAACTGACCCTTTACCTTGCCGCCAATAGCTTTTGCCGCTGCTGCCAATTCGTCAGCGTTGCTTGGTTTTGCACGGTAGATGATGCCGCCTTTTTGGCGCATGTCTACTTGCGTACTGGGGCGGGCAAACTCGTTCTTCGTTTCAAAGTCAAAGTCGGACGCGGTTGCCTGGGCCAGTCGGGTTGTCGGCCTTCCTTGCAAGGCTTGCTGCGCGGCCAGCGCGTCGGCTGCGTCAACGTCCATGCCGCTCTCTACGGCCAACTTAACGCGCCGGGCTTCGCGCCTGGTGTCCAGCAGCCTGGCCGACGGCGTAGTCACGGCGGCTTTTTCCATTGCGCGGTATTGGTCGTCGATGCTTTTGAACACCGATCCCTCAAAGCCAGGACGCTGTATCAGGGCAACCCGCTGAGCCGGTGTTGCCGCGTCATAGGCTCGTTGCAATTCGCGGAACCGTTCTTCGCTCACCGGAGCTCCCCGGCGCTCAATCAAAGGCGGGGCGGGCTCGCCCCTAATGGTGGCAGCTACCGGTACGTACTCGTTGGATTTAAGTGCCGCTGTGCCAGTCGTCATGCGCGGGGCTTTGCCTTGCGGTGCAAGGACGCTGGGCTCGGGCGCAACAACGCCTGACTGCTCTTGCCCAGGTCGAGTGGGTAGGGTGAGGGTGCTACGCGCCGGGGCTACCACCGCAGCCGGGGCAGGCGCTTCCACGCCAGCGGTCTTGGCCCTGGCTGCGATCTCGCGGTCAAGGGCCGCTTGGTCGTTTGCGTAGCGAACGGCATCAGCCTGATTGCCTGACTTCTGCGCATCGGCTGCCAGGCGCTGGGCTTTCTCGCGTTCGCGTTGCAAGATGCCAAGCGACTCCTGGTCGCGCGCGGCCTGGTCGCCGATGGATACCTTGAACGGTGTTACATCTTTTCGGCCACCGAATACTTCGGCGTCCGACAAATATGTTGAGCCGCCAAAGACTTCGTCATCCGAAAGATAAGCCGCCATAGTTATTGGAGCTTCCAGCCTTTGCCATCCCAAACAGCGGTCTTGCCTTTGTTTGGTCCAGCTTGGACAATTTGAGTATCGCCCACTTTACGTCCGCTCGTATCCGCTGCCGGTGGCGTACCGCGAGCGCCCAGGGCTTCCTTTTGCAAACTGATTGCTTGATCACGCAAGGCGATGGCATCAGCGCGTTGGCGTTCCCAGAGTGCTTTGGACTCGGGCGTTTTTCCAGGGCCGTTATCTTCAAGCGATTTCAAAGTCGCATTCGCAGAATTGATGACTGTGCTAAGGCGCTCTTGCGTTTTGTCGTTGCCGCCGTCTTTCCCAACCTGGCCAGTTTCAGCTTGAATCTTTTTCGTTCTCGCGTTAACTTCAGGAATTTCGGCTTGGATTTTCTTGACGTCTTCTCTGATCTTGGTGATTTCTTCTTTGTGCTTGTCAGCCAGGGCGTCGGCGGCTTTAGCTTGCGCTGCGTTTTCCGTTGCGCCTGCTTCGGCTTGTTTTGCCAAAGCGCCTTTCTCGCTAATCGTCGCGGTGCCCACGGCGGTGGTTGATGTGTCTCCAGTCAACACGTTGCGCGTCACGTTGGAGTCGCCTGCGTATGGAACATGTCCCTTGCTGATTGCGGCAAGCTGAGCTGCTTTTGTGACATCGCCGCCTGCTTGAGCACCTTCCATGGCGTTGGTGACCAAACCGATTTGCTTTGCTTCAGCGATGCCCTTTGCCTCGCTGCCCGTCACGTAGGTCATGGCCAACTGGCTAAGCATCTTGGCTTTTGCATCAAATTCTTTTTTGAATCCTTCGGGTAAGGCTTTGATTGGGGTTGGGCCTTCTTCGCCAGCTCTAGCGCCAACGATAGTTTCATAACCCGACATATCGCCGGTCTTCATGGCGTTAATTTGCTTTTCGTAGTCGGGTGCGGTCATGCCCGCCTCACCCGCAATAAGGTGGGCCAATCTACCACCTGGCGCAATGTCCGCCGGGTCGACACCCTTCATCCCGCCGCTGCCTTTACCGGCAGCGATCTGCTGCTCAACGGTTTTGCGGTAGAGCTTGTCGCGCTCATCCTGGCGATCACGGTCAATGTCTTTTTGCTCTTCACGCCAAGCGCGATCTTCTTCCTTGTCTTCGCGCCGCAAGCGCGCGGCTTCGCGCATCTCGTAGTCACGCACGCCGATGTTGGCCGCTGTTGCGCCAGCGTTGGCAATCCCCTGGCCGATACCGGCCCAGATCAATCCGGCCATGGTTAAGCTCCTTGGGTAAAGACCGAGGGATCAACCTGGTCCATTGCTTGTTGCAACTTGGATGTCTCCACGCCGTTTTCGCCCAGGTAGCGAAGCAACATCGTCTTAAATGCGTTGGCTGCATCCAGGGGCGAAGAGTCCACGTTGGCCGCTTTGGCGATGTCGATGACCTCTTTCAAGATTGCCATGGCAAGCAAGGCGATCAGCTCACGCGGCACCTTGCCGTCTGTGCGTTCATCGACTGTGGACGTGATCTCATACGCAATGTTGGCCATGGCGTCGACCTTGTCTTGCCCGGCGCGGACTTGTTGAGCAACGTCTTTGGCAGCGCCTTTTTCATACAAAACTTGAAGCGCGTACTTCATCGCTTGGACAAAATACGGGTTGTCCTCGTTCCCGCCAGGAATTTGTTTTTTGATCATCGTTGACTCCTTAACCCATCACCGGCCGAACAGCGCCATAACCGGGCGGCAGTTGGCCATACATCGGCGTGTAGCTGGGCATGTAACGCCGAGCCAGGCCCGTCGGTTGAATCGGGGCAGGCGTTGGCGCAGCGTACTGACCCGGAGCAAATAAATCGGCACCCACGTTTGCGTTGCGCAAATCTTGAGCTTTTCTCAATTGCTCGGCCTCGTACTCGCGCTGCTCTCGCGCCGCCTGGTCTTGGCCAGCGCCTTGAATCAAACCGCCAACAAGCTGAGTTGCTCCGCTGATCAAACCGTACTTAGCCAGCTCGCTTTTGGGAGTGACATAGTCAAGCGCCTTTGAGTACCAGGGCTGGTCTACCGGAGGCAGAGAAGCGCCCGCCTGAGTAATTTGCGGCACCGAGGCGTTGCCCAATGAGTAATTGCCCACCGTGCTGGCACCGGGGGCGGCTACCACAGGAGGCGGCGGCGCGGCGACCGTTGCCGTAGGAGCGGCGGCGTCCATAGCGGCTACGTTACCTTGCGACAAGGCCGCCGTGTTTGCCCCGGCGGTACCCAGGTCTCCTGCGACAAACCTGGCGGCGTTCGCGCCACCGTCGGCGGCGGTGCCCCAGGCGTTGGCTAAAGGACCCCAGTTACTGTCGGCCCAAGCCGCAGCCATGGAGTCGGCTGCACTCGCTACGCCGGTACCCATGCCTGATAGAAAACTCCCCCCGGCACCGGCACTGCCAAAGCCCCCTGCCAGGGCCGCACCTCCGAAGTAGATCGCGCCAGCGATGATGATGGCTTTGCCCACATCGGAGTCCCATATCTGTTTGGCAAGAGTGCCGACGCCTTTGACAGCGCCATCAACAACGTCGCCGACACCTTTCAAAACACCATTTACGGCGTCGCCGATACCGCCAAATACTTGACCGACTTCTTTAGCCATACGTGACTCCTAAGATGTAACTGACCTGCCTTGTTTCACGCGAAAAGCCAAGTCGTTTGAGAAACTTCACCAGGCGGTCATCGACCCCTGGCTCCAATGAAAAGATCGCCATCTTGATCCCCGGCCTGCTCTTCACCCACCTGGCAAACTCGCGGATCAGTTGCAAGCCAGCGCCCTTCACCAGCGTGTAGTACAACAGGACTGAGCACTGCATGCGCTCAAACCAAAACCCCTTTTGCACGCACGCCGCGAACGCAGCAACGACCTTGCCGTCTTTGTCCTCTGCGACCCACATGAAGTGGGCCGGGTTCAAGCACAGCTTGGCCGCTGCTGTCATGCCGTCCTTGTCGATCTTGACTGGGATCGGGTCGTTGGACACGGACACGACCGCAATCTCGACAATCGCTGGCACGTCCGCAGGTGTGGCTTTGCGGTAAATCATTTCTGTACTGGCGCGGTAATGGGCGGGATCGTTGTGCCGTAAAACTTGACTGCCCAATCAATTTGGCTGTTGGCATAAGTGACCAGGTTGTTGATTGCAGCTTGTTTGGCGGCGGCGTTCAAAGTGCCATCGGCGATGATTGCGTCCACACCGGCCATCGTGGTGTTGCTGATGTTTGCGGCAAATGTGGTCGGAATGTTGTCCCGATTCGCTTTGATCTGCAAACCAATTGCGTCCATCTTTGCTTGGTTTTCGATAAGCTGACGCCGATCCAAGTTGTTTTGCTCGATGTTGAACTGGCTGCTCTTGAGAGCCAGTTCTTTGTCAAACCGGTTGGTGACGCCAGCCTCTTGCAGCTTGGCCAGGGCTTCAGTAGTGGCGAGCTGTTTGGCTTGAAGGTCGGACTGACCTTGGCGTTGCAGCTCTGCCTGACGGGCGTTAAATTCGTTCTGGATCGTGTTTTGGCTGGCGGTAAAGGTTTGCTGGCCGGTCTGCAAAGCGGTTTGCTGAGCGCGGTCCTTTTCAGCCTGGGTGGCAGCAAAAGTTTGCTGGCCGGTCTGGAGACCAAACTGGTTTTGCTGAGCGGCGTTAAATTGGCCACCCGTGTTAGTTGCGTTCTGGTTGGCCAAGGCCCGGTTGCTGTAGGTGGCAGCGTCGGATGCCGCGATGGGCGTAGCCCGCTCCAACATGGCCGCGACGCCAGCGCCTTGAGACATGGAGCTGTTAATCAGGCCGCGCTGAGCCATGCCCTGCTTCGCCTGCGCGCGTGCCTGCTGCATGAGCGGGCTGTCCTCGGCGATGATGCCCTGGAGCTGGCCAGCGGTGGTCTCTTTGTTTGCGTCGACGGCGCTGAGCTGGGGTGTGTACTGCGCGGCGGTTGTGCCGTTGTTGGGCGTCAGAGACGTGACGGTGTTGGGCGCGGGAGTCAAGCCGCCAGGCGCGGCTGTGTCCAGGGCGGCAGTTTGGCCGGTACTGGTCGCCGTGATGTCAAAAGGATTGGTCGTCGCCATGGTTTGCTCCACAAAGTGAAAAGCCGCTTTGCAGCGGCTTTTTGCGGGCGCACTGCCCCCGCAAATATTTTACGTCAAAATAGGTTGTCACGCCAGTAGCGCGCACTCGGCTTTTCGCCGCTTCTCCAGGCCGGGCAAAACCCGCCCGCCGCCTTTGGTCCACAACATAAGTTGCTCCTGCGCGCCCTCCCAATCCTGGGCGTTGATCTTGCGCTTCAGCGTGCTGGTCTGAAGTCGGCCGATGCCCAAGTTGTAGCAAAAATCCACAATGGCATTGGCCTTGCGCTCATCCGTGGCCAAAATTGGGCAGTTCCGCAAAGCGCCTGGCAGGTAGGTATGCTCAAGCTCGTAACGCAGCAGGGCGGCCGCATCAGGCTCACTGATGGGCGCGTCGGCCAAAGTGACCTTGCGCCCGTCCGAGTAATAGGTCGACCCGTACCCGATGGTGGGGATGCCTGCCGGGCAGAGATACGGCTTCGACTTGAAGCCCTCAAACTGCTTACACAGGGCCGTGGCCAGGTCCAGGTTCATAGCCCGCGCTTAGCCAGGGTGCGATCCAGGAACCAGTAGTTCAGCGTGCCGCTGACCAAGGCAGCGAAGTCAGCCGACATCATCATCTTGAACACCACGTCGGGTGACGCGCCAGTGATATACGAATTCCAGGCAAACCACAGATGCACGAAGCTCCACAAGGCCAGAATCCAGTAGGTGACCACGGGACGGACGCTGGCGGACAGACTGGCAGCCCAGCCGCCTGCGGCCTTGGCCATCTCCGTTTGCTGCTCCACGGCGCTGTTGAACGCCTGGACGACCCCAGTGTCGATGGACGCTTCGCGCTGGGCCCCGATCTCGGCCATTTTCTGCTGGCCGCGCTGGGCTTCCAGTGCGCACTGCTGCTCGAACATCTTCAGCTCATGCGCGCGCTCGTCTTTTTTGTCCACCCACTTGAGCACCTCGGGTGCCAAGCGAAAGATGCCCCCTAGCAGGGAGCCAAAAATACCGCCGGTCAGTATGTCGAACATAGCTATCTCCTATCCAAAAACAGGGTTGTGAAAAAGTAACTCAAGCCAATTGCAGACAGAAATATGGAAATCCAAAAAGCCATGTTGACGGCTTCCATGATTTCCTTTTTGCGTTTGGCTTTGGCAGCGGCCGCTTCCATCTCTGCCTTCTTGCGCCGCTGGATGATGTTGTTGCGCTCCAGCAGCACGCCTTCCCATACGTCGGCGTTGCCGGACCAGATCAGCATGTTCTTCAGCTCGGTCTCTGCATCTGCAAGCTGCTTGGCCTGCATAACCGTTTCCAGGGCCTGGGCGGTATCGCTCTTGAATTTTTTGGGGTTGTTCGCAGCCTGCTGAACAACATCTTTAGCCTCAAAGAATTTGCCCAAATCAGCCGCGATACCCTGGACATCTTTGCCCAGCTTGATGGCTGCTTGGATTCCTTTCACCGCTGCTTGCGCGGCGGCAAACGCGGTGAAGGGGTCGATCATTTTTTGTTCACCACGACCCAGCGACAGACGCGCCCGTCTTTGTCCACAAATTCATTCGCGCTCAACTTGTCATCTTTCTTGGGCATCCGGCAGACCAGGACCGTTTTTGTTTCGGTGTTTGGCCAGGGGCTATCGGCAGACGCAAGCTGGTCGATCACCTATAGCCCCAGCAACTTTTTGCCGAGTTCCGCAGCCACGCCTGGCCCAAGTAGCACAGCCACGATGACGATGTACAGCAGGTACTCGATCTTGGTCATGCGTTTGTCGCCTTTGGCAAAGCTGGTCTGTATGCCTTCGTACCGCTGGGCGCAAACCGCCTCATGGACGCTCAGGCGCTTGTCGGTGTCGGTAGCTAATTCGTGGGTGTCTTCCATGATTTACCTTGCTAAAGAATATTTGAATGGGTTTTCGGCGAAGCAGGCATAGATGTATGTGCCACCGCTGGCGTTTGATTCAGCATCTGAAGTACGCAACTTAATTCCGTTGCTCAATATGTCCCAATACTCGCTTGCCGCAGATGTTTCTGCGTTTGACAAGTTGGGATACAAAGTTTTCGACGCCACGTTATAGGTGTCGCGGGCAGTATCGTGAATACGCCAGTTTGCTATTGCGTCTGTGCGCTTTATAAGCGTAAAGCGTGGGCGAAATCCAAGGTACACAAACGGCCCATCGGTAGAGCCGTTGCCTGTGTAGCTACCGAACGCGCTGTACCCTGCTACTGCGGCAAAACAGTAGGCGACGTAGGTTTGAGTATTTGAATTAACATCGCTATAAGCACCACCAACTGTAAATACAGAAGATGTTGGTGATGTGTTATTCCAAACAGCAACTGTTTGAAAAGCAGCAGTCGTATCTAAAAACAATCTTCCAGTGTTGCCTGTTGAAGAATGATAAACATTCCAATCTGCCCCAGCGAACGACCTTGCTTTCACAATAATCATGCTCGGAGCAACACCCAGCCCATGCCCCACCGTAGCATTAGCACCCGTGCCCGTGTAGGTCACCACGCTAAACCCCTGCGTAGTCCCTGCGCTCACCGTGCTGGTGATAGAGCCGCTGGTATTGGATACGCCTGCGCCGTTGGCTGCCCAAGACCACGCAACATAAGTAAGAGTATTTCCGTTAGTTCGATTTTCACCTGCGCTTGTTGCCAATTTTAATGAATTCGTTGTTTGAGTTCCAATGTACCCGCCATCTACTTGAGCGGCGGTGCTATTTGACACTAGCGTAATAGGGGTGTTAGTTCCAGCAACGACTAAATAATTTCCAAGTATGTTGTCCCATGTACTACTTCTATTTTTAATCCAAATAAAGTCTGGTGTAAAACTCAATCCAGAAATAACACGGTTTGCAGTTCCGTCGCCCGTGTAGGTCGTAGCTGCCATCACAGTAGCTCCGTTTGGTATCGGAGGAGCGGACAGGCTGAAAGTGTTCAGCGCAACAAAGCCAGTGGGCGGGGTGTAGGTGAATGGGCGTTGACCGAAGTTGCAAGCAACAGAACAACTACCAAAAGCGCCTACTGCAAAAGTAGAAGTCAGACCAGTTAAGCCAGTGTATGCAACGCCTTGCGAAGTATTGTTTTTATAAAATTCCAATGTGCCAGCATCAGCATCAAACGCAACACCTATAACATCACCTGTAGTGTAAGTTGCGCCATAAGCTGTTTGTGCGCTGCCGTTTCCAATTTTGTTACCGTTCGCTCGATATGCATATGATGTACCGTTGGTAGAACTATTTCCCAAATAATAACTATGATAATTTGATGTGGAAATTCCAACAGCGGCTTGAGTTAAGTTGCCTGTACCATTCCACACAAATTCTGCATACCATTTGCCAGTTGTGGCATATATAGTTCCCGGAACAAATGATGTATTACCAGTGGCAGTAAAAGAAACAGTTAAATTTGCATCAGTGATTGTTCTATATGCAGATTCATCAAAAGAAAGCGGGTTCATTACGGAGTAGTTCGCTGCGCCCAAGCCAGTCAGCGTGGGCACATCCGTCATGGCATCGTAGGTGGCTCCAGCAGTCACGCTGATGTTGTTCACCGTCCAGGTATTGCTGTTGCCGCTGGAGTCGGTGCCAAGCGCAGCAGCGGTGGCGTAGCTATCGAACTTGAGGTAGAACCCATTCGTGCCGTATGTGCCTTGGTACTTGGCTGGTTGCCACACGCCGTAGATGTTGAACGCGCCAAAGCTGGATGGGGTCAGTTGCTGGCCGTCAATGAAGTTGACTTCTGCAAGGTAGCCATCAAAGTAATACCGTCCACTCTCAGAACCAATGTTTCTTTGGGCAGTGCTTAACTGCGCCGTGTTTTGCGGACAATAACTAGCAGATAGGGTTTGCTGAATGCCATTCACATACAGCTTTAATCGATTGGTGTCTGTAGCCTGAGTGGTGTCAACTGCCAAAACAACATGATACCAAGCAGAAGGGTCACGGAAAACACCCACCGTATTCCAGAAGTAATTGGTGGCTCCAGTACCTCGCAAATTACCACTAAGGTCATCCGCTCCAGTCAAACCAAAACCAAAATTGCAGTTGTTGCCACCCCAAAACAAGTATTGATTTGAACTCAAAGAACCACGTTTTGCCCAAACCGAGTAGGTGTAGGTTGTTGTGTTTCCAGCAGCCGCAGGGGTTTTACTTAAATATGCACTTGCACTGCTGCGAAAGCGCACAGACCGCGCAACAGGGTATGTAGCCCGGGCGCTAATGGATACGTCTTTGCTGGCGAACATTATTGGTATGCCTGTGCGTAGTTGCCGTACCAGTTGGTGCCGTCGCTGATGAACGTCAGGATGTCCCAGCGGCTTGCAGTCACGGTTAATGTAGGTGCGATGCCACTAGGCCACTTGACGCTTGTGAACGTGCCTGTGAAGCCTCCAGCACCGGTGTTGATGATGAGGATGAACGACTGCCCTGTCACCGCTGTTGGCATTGTGAACGTGCAGTTGCCCGTCATGGTCACCGTCTGGGCAGTGCCAGTGGCAAGAGACAGTGTTTGCGCCGTGCCTGAGTTACCAATGCCGACCACGCCTTCGGTGTACTGTCCCGATAAGGTCAGGCCCGGCGCTGCGATTCCAGTGCTTCCGCTAATTGTGGTTGCCATAGTGTTTGTCCTTTAAGCCCAAGCGCCGATGTTGGTGTTAGCGCCCGTTGCGCCAACTGGATATATTTTCATGTAGCTGTTTGTGGCCGTGGTGTACGCCCCGCCCGGAGCAGCGGATAGCGTGTACTGCGGAATGAATGTGCCGCCAGCATTGATGGATACCATGCCCGCGCAAAATATGCTGTTGTACAACGTGGCGCTGGCATTGGTGGTAATCGTAGTGGCAGTCGCAGTTTGGATGAATCCGTTAGAACCGTTGCCCGGAGAAAACTGGACGAAATTTGTGGCGCTATTGTTTAGCAAAACATCGTATGCGATGTTGGTAATTGTGGCAGTGCCACCAAAACCGAGTTGAAATGCATGGCTAGTTGCGCCAGCAGTTTTGGAGAACGCAGCGACCATTTCAAATGCGTATACCGTGCTTGCTGCGACAGTCACCCCCACGCCTAAAATGCTTTGCGCCGTTGTGACGTTCGCACCGACAAGGTCTGAGTTCAGCCTATACAACTGCAAACCGTTGGTCAAAATACCCGGTACGTTTTGCATAGGCCACCAAGTAGTGCCTGTGGCGCGGTAGACGTAGGTCACCGCTGTTTTGGCTGGCAGCAATGTCACCGCGTTGTTGATGCTTGCACCGTTGCCCGCCATTGTCAGCGCCGTAATTTGCTGGCTGCTGCTGAACGTGATGGTCATGCCATCCACTGGTGCAGCGGGCATTGTGATTGTGCCGGTAGCCAGCGTGCCAGCAGGGTTCATCACCAACACAGTTCCCGTCGATGACGGCGTGAAGGTGTAGGTAAACCCCGTGGTCGGGGTCTGGTAGTCGTAGGACTGGAGCAGCCCGTTTGTGCCGTCGAGTTTTGCGGTCATTGGGTCACCTCATCTGCGGGTTGTGGCGTGTTGCCTTCAGCAAGCCACTCAAGGTATTGCTGGTAGTCGGTGTTGGCTGGGTCAAAAGGAATTCCTGCATTGTCTGCAAGCCTGATGACGCTGGTGTTTTCGGGACTAAAAAATTTATACATCACAACTCCACATTAAATTGATAACTACCATTTACCCAATATGTCATATTGTCAGACACACCTACTAGGTTGGCTATGTTGAGGGCGACATTGTTTGCGTAATTACCGCTAACACTATAAGTCGCATTTGCCACATTGGTAGCCGCAGTAGCATCATATCTAGTTACATTGCTCGTAGTACCTGTTACGGTTGGGCTTGCCCGCATTGTTACTGGAACGGCCATATTGCCACTAACTGTAGTTGTATTGCCGCCTCCCATAGCATATCTGCTGATACCAAACAAAATATAGTACCGCTGGCACAAAGCCAACTCAGTCCCATACGAGCGCACATCAAACGATGTGGCTGTGCTGCCTTTTTCTAGTTGCACATTGCCAATTACCCAAGTTCCGCTGGTCTGAGCGCCAACGGTGAACAAAATTTCAATTCCCGTGGTAGCCGCGCCCGGAATGCTAATTTGAGCGGTGTAATTGGTTAGTGTTGAAGTGACCGTAAAAGTTCCCGTGGCAATCTGTGTTTTGGCAGACCAAGTGTTCGCGCTTGTTGCGTAACTTGCCGTCCATGTAACTGTGGTCAACAGGGAATTGGAAATGTTCACCGACAAAGTTGCTGTGCTCCCAGCCATGTCGTAGCAATTCAACTGCTCAATCCGTTGACCAATACCAACTGCGGTTACAGAAGCCGCGCCTGTTGCTTGCAGGTTGTATTGATTAGCGCCAGAACCCGCCACTTGAGCCACCGTGACAGTTGCGCCTGTTGCGTAGGCATACCAGCGGTCTACGGATGGGTATGTGGCAGAAGTAGTAGGCACAGACGCGCCTGATGTTCCACTTGTTGCCCTTTGAGCGACTGCCATCGCGCCGTTGATGAGGCGGTTCTTAAAACCTGTATAGCCCGGAGAAACGCTGGTAAGACCGGTGCCTGTTTCAGCGGGCAATGTGAGGGTATAGCTGCTGGCGCTGTTGGGCGCGGCAATGGTGAAGACACCAGCCCCGCTTGCGTTGCCTGAAAGTGCGACTGAACTCATGGGTTCTCCTTAAACGATAGACCAGACAGAGCCGCTTGGCACGGTCACGGTAACCCCACTGGCGACTGTGACGGGGCCGAATGTACCGGCGTTCTGCCCGGAAGGGATGCTGTAGCTGGTGTTCACGGTCTGGCCGTTCTGGTAAAAAATTTGGTCACCGCCAGCGCCTGTAGCCCCACCACCAATTGAGCCCCACGCCGTGGTATAGCCCTCAAATGACCCAAGGGTGCTGTTGTACCGGATGTAGCCTGCCGCGCCTGTAGGACGCTGCGCGGTGGTGCCTGACGGGACTAGCACCGCATCGGTGGCGCTGATGGCAAGAGTGACCGCAGGGGAAGGTGTTCCAATGCCGACCTTGCCGCTGGCATCTTTGTAAAACTGCCCGCTGCCAAGGTTGACGATGCCGGTGCCGCCTGTCAGCGTGGTGCTGTAGGTGAGAGCCGTAAACGTGCCAGCCGCAGCAGCCGTGCCGCCGATAGCCGGTGGGCTGGCCAGGTAGGTGCTAAAGCCAGTGCCGCTAACCGTGCCGCTGGCGCTCAGGGTCGTGAACGCGCCAGCCGCAGCAGCCGTACCGCCAATGGCCGGTGGGCTGGCCAGGTAGTTGCTGAATCCAGTGCCGCTAACCGTGCCGCTGGCGCTCAGGGTCGTAAACGCGCCAGCGGCAGGGGTGGTGGCACCCACGGTGCCGTTCAGCGCGCCAGCGAAGCCTGTGTTGGCCGTGATGGTGGTCCCGGTGATGGCTGCTGCCGCCGTACCGCCGATGGCAGGGGGACTGGCCAGGTAAGTGGTGAAGCCCGCGCCGCTGACCGTGCTGGACGCGCTCAGGGTCGTGAATGCGCCCGTGGCAGGGGTGGTGGCACCCACAGTGCCGTTAAGCGCCCCAGCGAAGCCTGTGTTGGCCGTGATGGTGGTTCCGGTGATAGCCGCTGCCGCCGTGCCGCCGATAGCAGGAGGGCTGGCCAGGTAAGTGGTGAAGCCCGCGCCGCTGACCGTGCTGCTGGCGCTCAGGGTCGTAAACGCACCAGTGGACGGAGTTGTGCTTCCAATCGAAATGCCGTTCAGCGAGCTGGTCGTCGTCATGGCCAGGCCGGTGGCGGACAGCACCACGACCTGGTTGGCCGAGCCACTGGCCAGGGTGGGCAGCTTGTCAAAACCTTGGGTGATCAGGTCCAGCTCATTGCGCATGGTGGCCGATGTGGCCGCCGAGCCGGTCGACGGAAACGACCCGTGTGTGTAGAAAGAATTGCTCATCGGAGTCCTCTTCGCGGTGTGTAGTGCAAGATGGCTGAGTTAATCGTGAAAGGCTGGTACTCGGCAGAATCGCTTGCGATCCTGATGGAGATGTTTTCAGCGGTGCCTTTCACCTCAACCTCTGACGGGGCCAGTGTCCGCCCGTCCCAGACAAAATTGTCCCAATAGACCGAGTCCCAAAAACTGGCAGCCAGGTTGGTCGAATACTGGGTGGATGATTCCTGGTTGATCTCGGTCGTTGAATAGCCCAGGTCGTAGCTAAATGCAAACTGGGCGTAACTGCTTCCAGTGATTTCCAGGGCGGCTTTGCGAAAACGCTTTAGCAAGCGCGGGCTGCCGATGGCGTTGAAAACCAAGGTCAGGCTGGACGGTATGGAAGCCCCATCAAAGGACGTGCCGGAATCAAGCCGGTACACGTACCCGTTGGTCGATCCAAAGAACGAAGTCTCGGACCCGTCTGATTTTTCACCCTCAGCCATGCAAGTCACCGAATTGGGAAACTGCACTGGCATGGTGCCCATGTACTGCCCGTTGCTAAGGGTGACGTAGAGGGCGGTGCCGTCGCTGAAGAAGACCCGGTACTGACCCTTCTCGCGGCTCACGCCGCTGGCCGTCACCAGGGTGCGATGGTTCTGGATGAATGGGCGGATGTTGAGTGTCAACGAAGCCGAGTCGAAGTTGCCGTAATTCAACGTGGTCGCCATGTTGATGACGCCACGGTCATCAAAGCTGTAGCTCGCGTTGATGTTTTGGCAACTAAACGCTTTGGCACCCGTGCCGATGTTGTACGACACCAGGGAGAACGTGGCCGAGCTGGTGCCGTACAAGACCGACGTGTTGTCGTCTGTGTAGATTGCCAGCGCGCCGGTCGACTGGTTACCTGGCTGGATCAAGAAAGCAGTCACCGCCGCGTTCATTGCGATCTCGCCAGCGCCAATGACCGGGCTCCAGTTGTACTGGTCTGCAATGCCGGAAAACTGAACCGAATTGCCAAAGCTGAAAAACAGGTGCTGCTTGTGAACAACGACGTGATTTGGCGTGTCGGTTGTCATGCCCGTGCGGATGCGCGTGTAGACCGTTCCGTCAAACTCAAATCCGTAGTTGACCCCGTCCGCGCCGTAGATGCGGCTGCCTGCACCGAAGTCGTCAATCCACACGTCGACTCGGCCACCGGGCGACAGGGTGATGGCGGATTGGGCTGCGGCCGCATGGGCTTTTGTTGTGCCCCCGACGCGGATGTTTTCGCCTGCGCTGAAGGTCCCGGTGACTGACGCAAAGTTGATGTACCCGGCGGCAGAGTTGGATGCCCATGTGCCGGATTGGACAGCCACTCGCGTGACGACGGCGGTCGCCCCGCTGGTCTGGCCGGTGATCGTGTTGCCTTCAAAAATCTCACCAGAGCCCGTGTCGAACTGAAGCTCGTACCCCAAAGGCACCAGGGTCCAGCCACTGGTCGTGGACTTGTAGATTTCCATCGCCGTGCCTGCGGCGTTATCTCGCCAAGCGTAGACGTCTGCGGCTTTGAAATACGCCACGCCGCGAATAGGCCCACTGCCCGGAACCGCGCCGATGTCGGACCGGTAAGCCTCGGCCGCCAAATAGTTGTAGTGCGCGATCAAAGCGTTGGTGACCGTGGAACTGGCCCCCAGCACCGTGACCGTGGTTTTTAACACGGCGCTCACGTAGATGCTTGTGCCCACGCTGAAACCACCGCCGACCGATTTGGTGAAGAAAACGCTGTCGTCATCTATGGCGATGATCAAGCCGGAAACGGTGGCCCCAGAATTAGTGATGGTGTCGCCCACGGCCAGGGTAGAAGCGTCCGCCACGGTGATGGCTGCGTAGGTAGCAGCCGCCGGGCTGGGCCGCCCATCAAACCGTTCGTAGCCCGCAATCCGCGTGTAGCCACCGGTAACGGATACCTCAAAATTGCTCGCTTCGGTAGCAACACCCGGGGGAAGGGACAGAGTCGGGGTGACCAGGTCCAACCCGCCTTGCATCGTGATTAGCTGGTATTGGACTGGGGGCATGCCGCTGGCCATGTCAGTCCTTATGCCAGGGGTGGGCCGCTGATCAGGGTCGGAAGCTGGTCGATCTCCATGCGCATGTACAGGCGGCGGTATTCAAACTCACCGCGTGTCATCACTTCAGGCGCAGCTTCGTACCCTGCGTAGTACATCATCGCCCGGTACACGATGGCCATGTGGAAGCGGGCGGGGAGAAGAGGGGTGTCAGCATCCGCTGATAGGACGACAGGCTGGGTGTAATACTCGCCGTCGATCACGTAGACGTTGTCCGGGATCGAGCCGAATGCCAAGTCTTTGTTTGGCATGATGGACACAACCACTGGTCGCGCCTTGGTGTTGCGCATGTTCGCGTAACGGTACAAGTTACGGAACGTGGTCCACTCCATGTAATTCAGGAGCTGCTCGTCTTTGTAGTCCTGGCCATAAGTAGAAGCCCGAAAACTGTCGCGCTTCCAATTGCCGAAATTGGTGAGGCCAGCGTCGGTAGCGGAATACTCCCAGACGTTGGCCGTGGTGTTGAAGTCAAAAGACTCACGCATGAACAGCCAGTCTTCTTTGCTTGTCTGGATGTCGGTCCAGGCTTGCACGACCCAGGCGACAATCCTGCCGGATTCGCCTGTTTGGCCTTGCGCGGTGGACAGGGCTGGCCCTGACACACCGCACTCAACGCGGGTCTGGTTGACGAGCTGAAGCAAATTCATGCGGAGCTTTCAGTTAAGCCGGTTCGGCCAATACGTTGTTCAGCCAAGCGCGCCCGCGCGGGTTTTTGTCCTCTACCAGGTCGAACGGATACGACAGCCCGTGGCGGGCCACCATGTCGATCTGGTCAGGAGCTGCCGGGTTGCGCGTCACCTGGGTGTACTTGGTCTCTTTCATGCGGGCCAGGATTTCCACGTACTTGCGTTTGATCACCGTGGGGTAGCCGCGAAAGATCGGTTGATTCATACCATTGCAACTGATGATGACTTGAGGGGGTTGATTCTCGTCGGTGGTCGAATGGACCATCACGGTAACCAGCTCGTTCATAAACGCTTCGCTTGCGGCGAGAGCGGAAAAGTCTTTTGACTCGGATACGGTTTCAATTTCAGGTGCATCGTCGCTGATCTCGATGCCTTGGATTTTTTGTTTTGTTGCCATCATTTACTCCAGGGGTTGAAAAACAGATATGCCAAAAAGCAGACCACCCGAAGGTGGTCTGCGTAAAGCTCTTCAAAGAAGAGAGATGGCAACTTACTGGGCAGAGCCAGGCATGTCCATGCAGTCGTAGTACGCGCCGGTCACGCCAGAGGCGGACAGGTCGGTGCTACCAGGCGTGAACGTGGCCGACGAGCTGGTGGTGACCTTGATCAGGCCAACCAGCGTGGTGTTCGCAGTAGCCTGGCTAGGCACGGGGCAAGGATCACCGGAGGCCACGATGGGGCCTTGGGTGGTCGAGATCGTGCCGCCGGAAGTAATCCACACAGCAAACAGGCAAGCCTGGCTATTGCCCAGCGCGGTGCCGGTGCTGAATGTCAGGTTGTCGGTAGCCGACTTGGACTTGAAAACACCGTTGCTGGTGAAGGTCAAGGTGTTGGCAGTCTTGAACGTGTTTGCGTTCGTGCCTTCAGCCAGACCGGCAGCGGTGAGCGAGAGGTAGCCACTGTTGGCTTGTTCGATGTTGTAAGACATGGTGAAGTTCCTTAGTCAACGATATAGGTTGCGAAATTTGCAGCGTAGGTGGTGTCAGCGACACCGGTGTCTGCGTCCAGTTGAGCCATAGTGGCTTGGAGACCATCAAGCAATGCTTGCAGCAAAGCACGCACTTCTTGCTCGGTCAGGCGATCAGGCAGATGAGACATCCGCGCTTTTAACGATTCAGCGGCCATTGTGATTTCCTTTGGTTAGACGGGGCCAGGTCACCCTGGCCCCTGGTCATTACAGAGCGGTCACACCGGCTTCGATACGGGCCATCCATGCGTCGTTCAAACGCACGGTAGCGAACCAAGTCGAAGCGCCCACGTAGCCAAATTGGCCCAGCGGGTTAGCGTGGTTGGTCTGCGATGCTTTCAACACCACAGGCTTGATGGCAGACATGCCCTTCAGCGCAACCTGGCCCCATGCGTCTTCACCGATAACGATGAAGGGGTACACGTCCACGTTGGATGCGCCGATGGACAGCATGCCGGACGAACCGACCGATGCGCCAGCAGCCAGGAACGACTTCAGCAGAGGGGAGCTGACGAAGCGGAAGTCTTCGCAAGCGCCGATCTCACGGTCGTGGATTGGCTTGAAGCTGCCGTACTCTTCCACGCGGGTGAAGCCAGGCAGGTTACGCACGTCAGACACTGCGTCGGTGTGGCAGAAAACCACATAGGCAGGCTGCACTGCGCGAGTACCGAAGTTCACGCCAGGAGCCAGGCGGCTGGTCACGCGGCGGCAACGGTTGGATTCCAGGGTACGTGCTGCTTTGCGGATTGCGTTCAAGCTGATCGCGGTGTTCACGGCAGAGCGGCTGGAGCCGTTTGCGTAGATCACAGTCGAACCGGCCTTCAACACGCCGTAGCGAACCAGCTCCATCACCTCGGCCAGGGTCTCGCCGGTCAGCTTGACCATCTCGCCGGGGATGTCGTCTTCGTACAGTTGCTCGGTTTTCGAGCTGTACTTGAACAACACACCGTACTGCTGGAGCTGAACGGACACGTCCTGGAAGGAGATGGTGTTGGAGTTGGGAGTCACACCCTCTGCCAACACGAAGTTGGAAGCGGTGATGTCCGGCGTGCCCACATAGCGCGAGCTGTTTTCAATCGTGGTTCCCGAGGTGCTTGCGCCAAAGGGCAGAGTACGACGGAACACCAGGGTGTCAGTCGAATTCTGCGGCATCTCGCGCTGAGTACCGAAGTCGCCAAGGACGGTGATGGGCTGGGCGTGCTCAAGCATGCCTTGCGCGGCGCGGATCAAATTCCGCGATGCGACTGTGCCGTAATTTTGAATAGCCATTTTGAAAATTCCTTACAAAAAAGAGAGGGTTAGTAGCCGCGTTTTGCGAGTTGTTCCTCGCGCTTCTTGGCCTCGTAGTTCCACAGTTCCTCCGGTGACATGTCGTCCAATGTTTTGGGCGGCGGTGTCTGGCCGGGTCGAGTCGTCGCAGCCGCAGCGAGACGTGCTTCACGCTCTTGCTTGATTTCCGATGTCGATTTGGCGCTCAGTTTGTGGAACATGTCCAACATCTTGATCGCGTCCTTCGCAGCCGAGCTGTCAGCCAAGGCTTTCACCTCGGGAGACTGGATCGCAAACCATTGCGCGAATTCGGGTGTGTTCACCGTATCGCGCCAGTTTTCGTACCGGCCTTCGACTCGGGCTTCTTCAATGGCAGTTCTCATGTTCTCGCGCTCTACCGCAAGCTGTTGCTGCACGTACTGCATGACCTGGTCTGCCTGTACGCCGCTTTGCATGCCGTCGAGCTTTGAGCCCACGTATTCTTCCATCGCTCCCGCCCACTCGGGAAAATCTTGCTTGAGCTGCTCCCACTTCTCGGGGTTCTTGGCAGCGGCAGCCATTTGTCCCTGGCTCGGAGCCGCATCGACCGAAGTCGCTGCTTGGCGTCCTTGTTGGAACTCACGCTGTATCGCGGCCACGCGACCCTCGGCAGTCTTTACGTGGTGCAGCAGTTGAGCATTTTGCTGTTCCAGTTGGGTGATTTTGCCCAAGGCAATCTTCACTTCCGCCGGGAGTCCAGCTAGTGGATCAGCCACCTGTTCCTGGGCAGTTGCTATTGGCTCGGGGTTTTCCTGCGGCGGTGTATCCGGCACAGATGCTTGAATCTCAAACGCGGGTGTTTGATCACCGGCATCGAGCTTGTTAGCTTCCTCGTTCCAAAGTTTTTGCGCCTCTTCCTGAGACAGTTGGTTTTCTTCCACAATGCTCTCCAATAAAAAAGCCGCCCAAGGGCGGCCTACTCACACGGTCATGCGGGACTATTCGTCCGGCTCGACCACCACACCCCGAGTTGCCTCATTCGGCAAGTCGAGAAATCGTTTGAGCATTTTGATTTCACCCCGCAGCGACGCGGTCTCGTTTTCGGAGAGTCCGACAGCGTCGTTTTTGACACGCGCGCGCTGAAGCTCTGTTTCAGCCCATTTGCGCAGTTGGTGCCAGGTTGCAGAAGTGAAATCGTTCATGCCATCAAAAAAGCCAGGTCATTGCCTGGCTATGTATTTTTGGGCGCAAGGCCCCTGCCCATAGTATAGGGCGGAAGGGGTTTTCTTGCAACATGTTGTACTGCTCGCTACTGCCCGCTTAATACTGGTTTTTAATGTAGCGCGGGTAGAAGCACAGGGACGCCGTGATAGCTGTGCCGGTGCCGCCAGCCGATATGGCGCGGACGAAGGGAGGCATTTCGTTTGGCGAGTGGTTGGCCGTAGTGGTGTAGGCCATATTGGCTGTGCCGCCCTTCTGGGTCATCGGGTGCCAGTTGGTCCCATCGCTTGACCCTTGCCAAGTGATAGTGGCCGCGCCGAACGTGCCAAAGGTGTGGCAGGTCATGTCGCCAGCGGCAGGCAACTGGAACGCCGTACCGGTGTCTGCGTTGCCCAGCGCCCAGGTAACGATTACCGCACCTGGTGCGGTGTCGCGGCTGACGGTTGCGTTGATGGAAGCCATGGTGAAGTCCTTTCGTTAGATACCGGAACCGGTACGGAGTTTGAGGTTTTGCTCGGCAGCGTAGATTTCCTTTTTGCTGCGTTCGCGGATAGCCGTGTCGGCCAGCTTTGCTTTGATCTCTTCCAGGCTGATGTTCTGGCTGTTCGACATCTTCAGCATTTCGATCTCGCGCGTCATTTGCAGCTCGGCCATTTTCAGTTGGGCGTCTTGCTGCATGATGGATTGGCGCAGTTGAATCTCCGCCAGGTCGCCCGCGTTCTGGGCCTTGGCTCTTTCCATGTCTGTCTGCGCGCGAATCTGCGCAGCCTGGACACGCGGATCGGGTGCCTGCTGTTGCTGCGGGTTGGCCATCTGCTCTTTGATTTTTTCTAGTTCGTCTTCAGGCTTGAACACGTCCTTGGGATCAATGTGCTGAGCTTGCAGCGCCTTCTCGAACAGCTTCTGCGTGTCGATGTAAACGCCGAATGTGGGATTGGCCGCAGCGGCAAGTAAGTTCAGGAATGACTGGTTCTGGATGTCACGCACCAGCAGCGCGCTGGAGCCGCGTGCGTCGACGCTGAAGTCGCCCTTGATCTCTTCGTCCGTGCTGTACATCATGTTGTAGTCGTAGTAGCGACGGATGTGCGGCTTGGTGATCATGTCGTCGAACTGCTTGACCAGGCGGCGCAGGACCACGTTGGCGCTGTTCATCAGCATCTGCATGCCGCCCACGGTGTCAGGCGCTGCGCCCTTCTCGCCCTGGGTGATCGCGGGCACGCCAGTCTCCTGGTCGGCCAGCTCCATCGCCATCTTGATGATGTTGGCCAGCTCGGCTTGGTGGCTGTTGAACTCGACAGCCGTGAACGCTTTGCGCACGTCGTCCACGTCGTCGGTGGCGTACCAGATTTTCCGTGCGCTGAGCTGCCACTGCTTGTCGGCTGGCTGGATCGTGCCAGCCTTGACGATGATCTGCGGGCCGCTGGTGACGCCTGAGTTGTCCATCATCTGCCGCCACGCCGCATTGAGCACGCGTTGCTGCGCGCGCATGAGGTATGGCACTCCGTAACCCCAAACGCTACCTGCCACCTTCTCCCAGACAAAAAAGTCATAAGGCAGGTCGCCACCTTCCAGCGGGTTCAGGAATGCCTTGACCACGGTGCTGTTGATCATCACGACGCATGCGCTGATGCTGCGCAGCTCGTCCTGCTCTCCGATGTTGACGCCTGTGGCTTCCAGGTCTTCATGCTCGACCTCGCCCCAGTAGGTCCACATCTCATACACGTCGCGCGCGATGTCGCGCTGGTCTTCGTCCTTCAGCTCTTGGAACGTGGCCGACTTCTTCGGCCCTTCCGCCAGCACCTTGCGGAGCTGGTCCTTCATAAAGCCCGGCTGCTTGGCCAGCTCACGGACCTGGCGGGCGGTGAGCTGCTCGCGCTCATAAACACCCTTGCCGTTGTGGATGCTGTCGCCGCAGCCTGGATCGGGCCAGACGTTGCGCGGGTCCACGCTGAACGACGCGGGGGTGATCTCCTCAACGATCTCCAGGGTGTGAATCTGGTTGCCGTCCATGTCCTTGTACGGCTGCCAGGCTTTGCGTGTGCGGTTGGTGACGATGGGGCCCTTGAGCACGCCGGTGCCCATGACCGCCGCGTTGTGGATGACCTTGCGCACTTCGGCGTTGTAGTCGCACTCGGTGAGCTGATCGTCGATCTCCAACTGCATGGCCTCGGCCTTCTTGCGTGCCACGTCCATGGCAGCACGGGCAATGTCCTTCATGCGCAGCGGCTCGTTGGTGTCCGGGTTCGTCAGGGGTTGGCCTGTCTGCTTGTCACCGGCCATTTGCCCATCACGCGCCATGGTCATCAGCTCAGGCTTAGGTGTGGGCTGGATACCCCAATTGCGGTCGTCGGTGGGAAGCAGGATGTCGGCAAGGCGCGCCTCGGCCGCGTTGGACTTCTGACGTGTCAGGCCGATGTAGACGGTTGACCGATGAGGCTTGGCCTGCTGTGTGGTGACGGGGTAGCCCTGCTCCACGCTGGTCATCATCTGGCTGGCTGCCTTGTTGATGTTGTCCTTGGCGTTGTACTGGTCCTCGTCTTCAAGCCACCGCTTGTCCACGCCGTAGCTGTAGCGCGAGCGAATCCACTCGTCGCGCTGCTGAGCCATATTGGTGCCAAAGGCTTGCAGCTTCTCTTCCAGGCGCTCCTTGGCTGCTTGCTGGTCTTCTTCGACCATGGGGTCTTGCATCATGGGTTATTCCTCAACATCTGATTGCCGATCAAGCCGCCGGTCGGCTGTTGTTCACCCGGGCCTGGCGGGCGCATTGACGTGCGACCCAGTGTGCCGGGAGACACTTGGCCACCTGGTGGCGGTGTGCCGGGGCCTCGGATTGGTCCTGCTATTGCGGGGTCTTGTGTGGCGACCACCGACATGCCCTGGGTCATGCCCGGCATCTTGCTGGCCAGGGGCATGGGCTTAACGCTGACGTCGATTGCCGGTTTCATGTTCAGTATCCTGTGACTTCGTCAAATACCCCGAATGCCGGGGCGATTGGTGGGCGATTGGTGCGAATCCTGGCTTCGGATTCTTCCTGCGTTTTGGCCATGCGGCGCATCATCATCGCGTACCTGGTAGCTGACATCAGGTCGTCGGTGAGCTTGACGACCATGCCGTCTTTGCGGTGGTAGAGCCGGAACTCCTCGAACCAGTCTTCCAGGTGGGCAAATACGCGCAGACGCATGGTCTGCATGCGTGTCAGCATTTCGGACAGACCGGCCTCCACGCCGTTGCTGCCATCCTCGAAAGTGGCTTTGTCCTTCAGCAGGTTAAGCCCCTGGTCGCGGTACTGCTTGGCCAACTGCTCGCCGGAGCCGCCTTTGTCACGCTGCAAGCCGTCATGCGGCCAGGCGATTGGCACCCAGTCTCCCCGGGCCCGAATAGCCATGGCGTGACCAGCGATGCCGGGCTCACTCTTGCGGTACGTGTCGGTGACGTAAAGCGTGTCGCTGTCGCGGTCCCACGCCAGCCAGACAGCAGCGGTCGGGTGGTCCACGCCGAAGTCGATGCCGGTGATGCGCGGCCAGTGGGGCGGAATCGGAAAAGCTCGTACCTTGATCGCCTCTTCGGCGACGGGGAACACGCGCCCACTGCCCAGGATAGGGATGCCCTTCGCGCGGGCTTCGCGCTCATGCTCCGGGTAGCTGGCGATGATCGCTTCGCGCTGCTCGTCCGAGTAGTGCTCCGCGTCGTAGATCGTCATGCTGGTGACGTTGGACCCGGCAGGCTTGTCGACAAGGAACCGCTTCACCACGTCGGACATGCCCAGCAGCGGCGTGAAGGTGACGAACACCTGGCCACCGGTTGCCTGGGTACGGGTCAGGCCCTCGGAGTAAATCGACAGCGGCGGCTCTTCGTCAAACCAGACGAAGTCCACGGTGTCGGCCTGCCACTTCGTGCGGCCCTGGTCGTAGCTGTTGAACTGGATGACCGAGTCCTCGCCGCATTCGTGGCGGACCACCACGCTGGATACGGCATCGGGCACGCCCTGCTTCATCGACGTGTCGCGCAGGCAAGCATGCGGGATCGCGCCGGTGCCCCATTCGTCGCGCATCTCAGGCGGGCCAAGCAACAGGCGCTGCACCCCTTTGCGTGTCAGCTCAGCAGACTCGGAGCCCACCATCGACCTGGTGGCATAGGGAAAGCGTTTGCCCTTCCACCAATCAGGGTAACGGCCAGTCGCGTGCATGGCGACCTCGAAGGCACCCGCCCAGGTCTTGCCAAGCTGGTTGCCCGCCATAAAGAGCCGTTCACGGAACGACGCGCCAGCGGTGTGGAACTCGACTTGCTTGGCATAGGCCGAGTAGGCCGCCAGGCGATTGCGCTTTGCCCGAATGTCGCGCAGGCGCATCAGCTCATAGACCTGGAGCTTTTCTTCCATCGTGAGCTTGCTGAGGTCCAGCTTGCTCAGGTCTATGTCGTCGATTTTCATGTCGGGCCGTACCCTTCGTGCGTGTATGACGGATGCTCGGCTGGGGCTGGATGGTTGTTGCCTTCATGCGAATACTCGCCCTTATTGGGGCTGACGCCGACACCCCATCCAACTGACCCGCCGTTGCGATCCACGACGCCTTTCCAGGCACCGCCGACCACGGTGCCGGTATGGTCCATCACGTCACCGTTGGGCAGGCCGATCAGGCCATTACCCAGGTTGACCGCACCGGCTAGGCGGCCAGTCTTGGCCGTGGCCCGGCTTGCCTGGGGCTGGCCTTGCGGCCCATTCGGTGCAAGGCCCGCGTTGGACATCTCGCTGCGGAATGCGTTCTGCCGGTCGTAAGGGCCGGTCATCGCTCCGCCAATCAGGCCAGCAGCTATGCCGCCGGGGAGAAACGTGCCGTATGGCCCTTGGCTGTAGGCAGTCAAGTCTTTGCCAAGCTGGTAGTAGACCGGGCGCTCCAGTTCACCCGAGTCCTCGGGCAAACCCGTAATTGGGGAGATGGGCCGAACGTTGAAACCCTTGTAGTCGTTCATTTCATCGCCTTGGCAAACAGCATCTCAAGCCTGGAGTCGAGCTGCTCGTTGGTTAAATCCAAGTGGCCAGAGACCTTCATCTCGACGGCTTTTAGCTTGGGCTGGGTGTATTGCAGCATCTCGTTGAGCATGCGCAATTTGGTATCTGGGTCCAGGGCGTCGCGCATGATCGGCTGCTTGGTTTTCGGGTCGATCTTGGGCACGCCGTTGTTGTCGTAGATCGGCACCTGCTTTTTGAGGATGCTGATGATCTCCACGGCCGGGTCGTAGCCCTCATCGACCAGGGCCTGCGCCACGGCCTTGAGGTTGATCTTCAGCTCGCCGCCCTTCTTGGTGCTGCTGCTTCGGTTGGACGCATGCGCTCGCCCAGGCTTGGCAACCGTCGGCACTTCCAGGTCGTCAAGCGTCGCCAGCTTGGGCGGCGCTCCGGCCAGGTCGGCGTGGCGTGCGTTTGCTCGACTTGCCTTCTTCACGGGTCAGTCCTTCATGTGCTTGCGCACCAGGCCGTTGCGCTTGCTGATCGCGGCCGCTTTGGCCTTGGCGTCTGCCTTGGATGACGCGCCCCAGGCGTTCAAGCTCAGCAGCAGCCTGGTGGGCTCGCCGTTCTTGCGCTCTGGGCCAGGCATGTTGCCCATGCGCGCCAGGAAGCTGGCCCGGCGTGGGTTGTCGCCTGATTTGACCGGGGCCTTCAGGTTCATGCCCTCAGCCTTGGCGCTGGCGCGGCCCTTCGCGTTCAAGCCCCCTTCGGGGTTTTTGCCTTCTTTGCGCTGCCAGGCGGCGGTCATCGCTTCATCGCCTTGCTGATGATGCCCGCAGTCTTTGCTGACTCGCGGAAAGCCTTTGCGGTGGGCGCACCTTCGCTGCCTGGTTTGCGCATGCGCTCACCGCTGCCAGCGGCGATCCGCTCACGCTTTGCCTGGATGTTGGCGTACAGGCCGGGTTTTGTTGCCATGGGACATCGCTTTGCTCAGAAGGCCGCGACCCTTGTCGGCTCGGTTGAAGTCCTCCGCGACAGACACGGGAACGCCCACTTTCTTGGCGAAGGCGGGGTCGTGTGCTGCGGCGGCCATCATCCTGGCCTGGGCCGGTGACCGGCTGGGCATTAAATCTTGCCAGCGATCAGGCCGTTGTTGAAGCCTGCGGGCGCTTTGTAGGAGCCGCCGCCCTTGTAGTCGGGCTGGGTTGTGTTGGTGCCAGGCATGGGCACCGAGACCTTGCCGGGGATCATGCCAGCGCCCTGGGTAGCGTTGCCGCCACCGCCGATAGCCGCGCCGGTTTTCATGGGGTTGCCAGCGGCGCGCATGGTGTTACGGCTGGCGGGGTTGGAATACTCTTGCATGGTGGTTCTCCGGGGTTTAGGCCATCAGGCCGGGTTGGGGTTTCCGCTGAGCGGCTTCTTCGTTCCACATCTGGCCGTAGTCCTCCGGGCCTTCAGTGGCTTGTTCCTGCGGGCTCTCTCCGCCCTCTTCGGCCAGCATCTTGTCGACGTACTGGCGGCACTCGTCAATGCTTTGGCACTGATACGGCTCACCACCCTCGCTCGAATCGACGGTGATCTGGCCATCGTCGCCGATGGTGATGGTGATTTGTTTCATGGGTTTTCCAATGAAAAAGCCGCCTTTCGGCGGCTCGGTTAGTCGGTTTTTGGCAAGACGCATCTTCCCGCCCACATTATGGGGGATAACGGTTTCCAAGGTCAAGTGGCAAAACCCGGCCAAAAAATTGATGCAAAATCGCAACAACAGTTTGTAAAATAGTTGACAGGCACTGTCTATGTCTTGTTATGATTGGGCTGTGCTCGGAAACGAGACGGCCCCGAAGGACCAGGGGGATACAAAAAGGGAACCAGCCGAGTAAGCAGTACCGACCAGGGAACCTAAAGGCCAGACCGCTAAGACTCAGCCCCCCAGGCTGCC